ACATTGTAGCATCGATTGCATAGTTTGGTACCCTCGTATTCAGTAGGAAGGCCACAAAGTGTGCAATCTACCCAGCTCAGGCCCCGGGATTCCAGCTCACTGATGATACTGTTCCTCATATAGTCAGGAAACTCGGTCATTATAGATACCCCACAAAGATGTCGTACTCGTCGTATATCTCTAATACCCACATGTCATTATACCAATCCTCTACCTTAAACATTTTGTAGGTGAAGTACCCGACCTCTTGGTTGTAGGCATCGGCAGCATCTTTTGCCAAATCTGGGTCGTAGAATTTACGAGCACTCTTTAGCTGAATTTCAGAATAATGCACGTCATAGTAGTCTCTAATCATTTTGAAGTATCCTCCAGGCCCTATCTTGAGTAGTGTTCTGAATCTCTTTAACCCTGAGTCTAGTTAATTCTTTAACGGAAAAGTACGTTACTCCGTAACTCAAGACCATAATCAATACAATTGTTACAGTAAGCATTATTCTTCATTCTCCCATAGGCTTCTTAGTACTTCGTATACTTCTTCTCCCTCATCACTCATTAGGAACTTCACCAAGTCTGACGTAGCTCCGTGTCTGGATACCTCTGGTACTTGTTCTATGACACTCATCAAAGAGCACTCTACAGCACCTTCTACTGTGTGATACTCCAAACCACTTCTAGAAACATAAAGTTCAACTAGTTGCTTTTTAATCATTCTGTATCCTCGTAATCTGTCATCGTAATCAGGTCGTGGAGAGCCTCGAATTTAATTTGCTCTTCAAGAGTGGGCATTCTATCAGACTTTGTAGAGTTACATCCACTGCAAGAAAGTACTGTGTTCTCTACTGAGTTACTCCCTTGCTTAGACTTGGGGACAAAGTGATCGACTGACATCTTTCTCTTTTTACCCTTTTTTGTCATGGTAACCCCACAGTAGAAGCATCGACCCTCTTGAAGTGCTCTCATAAGGGCACGTTTGTGGTCGTTCCTTACGGGGTAGCTTCTTAGCCTCCCCTCTTTGTACCTTACGATAGGTTTATTAAATATCACGCTACCGTTCCACGTCTTCTCTAGTGACGTTGTCGCAGACATACTCACTGATGTCACCGTCTGTGCAGAGAGCATCGGTCCAGTCATTAAATCCCTCGTTAAGAGCAATTTCGTCATCTTCTCCGTACTTCTCTACTATCATTGCCCTAACTTCCGGCCACTGGTCTCGGAGTAGTTTCTCCTCTTCCTCTCTTTGCTCGTTGGTTTCAACTACTTTGTGGACTAGTTCCTCGCAGGAGTACCATACCATTAAATTTTTAAACGATAGCAGGGAGTTGTCTAAGTTTTTGCACCCTCCGAGCAGCTCAAAAACGTTATCGTAACCGCAATTTTCTGCTTGTTCTCCGACTAATTCAAACAACTCGTCCTCAAATTCATCAAAGATCTTTGTTGTATCCTTATAGTACGTAATGTAAGGAAACCCAGATGAGCACCCGTAAGTAGCTATGTCTTCTACGTAGTCCCCGAGGTGCTCGTCGAACCAATCTTTAAATGTGGTCATTTGTGCTCTCCTCTAGAAATCATTTCATACTCCTAAACTATGTCTATAGTTCCGTCGCTATACTGGTGTAACGCAATACCTTTGTAAGATGACTTGTCACACCACTCTGTTAGCAAGTCTCCATAATAGGGCCAAGACCCGTCCCAAAACCCCGCATCAGAACTAGTTAGTGTTAACCAGAGATCATAAGCTGCCATTTTAATTCTTAATCGTGGGTCTGCTTCTTTGAAGAACTCTAGAAGTACTAAGTGTCTGTTATCATCCCAAAACTCCGAGCAAAGCGCCCTAAGTTGTCCGTAGCACTCATTTGACATTTCTTCCCAGTGCCAGGATTCCCCGCAGGGCTCGCTATAAACAAGTGCTGTATCTAAAAACGCTTCGAATAACACCTTTTCCCACTTCGTCATTGTACTCTCTCCTACTACTCTAATGAACTAATCCTACTCCCCTCGGGTTCTCGGTGTCAATAGATTTCTGAGGTTTTCTTTCACTGAATCGAGGGTTTCAGGGTTCTCAGGGACGAGCCTGACCGGTGGGTTATCGTCGGTGTAGTAGAGCGTGTTTATTTTGTTCCAGAGAGTTTTCATAGTCGAGGTTCCTTTAGTGTGGGATCATTATCTCTCCACAGTGCAGGCAATACTGTGACGAGGATCCCAAACCAATAAAAAAGCCCTCACTAAGGCGGGCTCTCTGAGAGGAGTAGTTGAGGTTTACAATAGGCTCTTGCGTAATTCCTGGTAACTGTCCTCTGATAACTCGCTTGCATGTTTTGTATTTGCAGATCTTCATTCTTGCTCAAGGCTCCTTTTTAGTTCTTCATAGCTCTCCTGTGAGAGTCTAATTAATTTTCCATCGATGTTAATGGTGTGGTCCTGCTCAAGCTCAAAGAACTGCTTCAGCGTTAACTCTTGATGAATACTACTTCTATACTTATCCTCCTCTATACCATAGGTGTGGTGAATTTTATTACCCTCGACAGAGTACCTGTAGATAAATGATGCAGTCACGTTAGACAAAAGAAAGCATTTGGACACCGCTTCTCTTACCTCTTCGGGAAGAAAAGAGATATCTACTTTACCTGTTGTGTACTTATATCTCATAGTAGGCTACTCTTCAGCTGCTTAAAACTCTCCTCTGACAGTTCTATACTCTTGCCGTCAATCTGTATAACGTGCACTTTCTCTTCTTCGAAGAACTCCTTTAGAGTTGCTTCCTTGTGTACGTGTTTGTCGAAGTTTATTCTGAGTGATGCTGATAGGTGCGTTCCGTCTTTATATCTAAAAAGGAAGTCATCTTCGTTGGAGCAGCTATGATAGTTTAGTACGACTTTCCTGACTTCTTTCGGTAGCCAAGAAATGTCCACTTTGCAGGTCTTGTACTTGTAATTTGGTGTCTTAGTTGTCATTGTGCTCTCTTATACATTGTATTTTTCGGCCTTGCTCTGAAACTCCACGTCTGGATTGCCACATTCCGGGCAGCGTACTTTTACTGTGTCGAACAGTCCCATTATACTAATTCTCCTTTCTCTTGCAGGCTAGCCAGTGCTTGCCGGATAATATCAAGATCTTCAAGACCGAAGCCTTCTGTGTGAGATTCCAGATACCAGTTGTTATCTTTTCCTCTTGAAGGAACCAAATAACCTAGAATGTAGCCGTCGTTCAAGGCAACTTTGTAGACTTGGCCAGGGTTCTCTGTGAAGTCCAAGTGACCAACGCGGAGATGTTTAGTGTTCATTTTTATTACCTATAGTTGCTGTTCGCATCTAGCATATTAGCACGTCACAGGTCCTTTTTCAGTGCCTGGAAGAACATAAAATCGCTATATAAGCCAGTCCGAGTTCGGCTCACGTGTGGAACTACTTGGAGGGAACCCTGGGGTTTCCATCCTCTCTTTAGGTGTTGATTAACTATCTCTTCTGCACCGTGTTGGAATGCAGAGGATACGATAGTGTACTCAGGGTGTCTTTCTTTTATTGGTACTGGCATTTTTCTTGTGCTCCTTTCAATTACATCCCGCGCGGATCATATCACCAAAGGCAGGCACGATACAAGCTCTGGAGCACAGCAATACACTGTACGTTGCAATACCTCAGACTCTAATTGACCTAGTCCGAGGACTGGCAACAACTAGATAAGGCCGTCCGAATACCCCGATTGAGTACGCCGATACCCGATATTGGTACTACCTCAGATGTCAGGGGATGCAGTGAAAGGGGTATTTTCCGCCTTATATTGGTGTCCAAATAGGGCCGTTTCGTTGCCTCAAATGGGTGTGGGGTGGAACAATGGACTGTTGATGGTACTGTAGTCGCTCCTCCCAACCCACTGCAAGTCCTTGAAATCATTGAGTATTCTTCTATATTGTATACAAACTGGACAGCAGCGCAGCACACGAGGAAGAGCAAAAACAAGCCAGGGGATGGTCCACACAGAACAGGGACTCCGGTCCCGAATCCGAACCCACTGCCCACCCTTCCGCTGTGTCACGGATATAGGTATATATAAATGACCCTATACCGGGGAGATTCTGTAGGTTTATCAAGGGCTTAGAAGCACGTAACGACAGGGGAACGTCCGACGTTTTATTTTGCCTCCCTTTCCGAAGGAGAACAGATACCGTATAATAATTAGTCAGCCCGTCTCTAAGGGACGGCTGAAGCTAGAACGAAACTCCGTGAGGTAAAATGAAAATGAAGGAGGCCCAGAGAGACTGTCGTTTGCTTCTTTTGAACGAAAGAGGGAACTTATTGTCTAATGTACGTATGAATAAAAAAAGTAGAATCCTCGGTCTAGAGGACCTCGATACGGCACGGAGTAAGTCCCATTCGAGGAAAGTTAAAGAAGGTATCCAGAAACGGGAGCAGAAGAAGCTCCGTAAGCGTCTGAGGTACATCAAGACGCGAGAAAAGGCAGAGTTGCAGGGTACCCCTTGGTCAGAGTACCAATGGGGCACAGAGAGGCTCAGGGGCCTCAAGGCCCAATCTCGTCAGAAGGGAAAGTACAGAAAGAAAGCAGAGAAGCTAGCCTACCTCCTTTTCGGGGTAGTCAAACCCCGGAAACTTCAAGGTAACCATTCTCGTCACTACGAGGAATGGGAACTCAAGATGAACTTCATAACTCAAGGATGGGATCCTTGGACAGGATCCATAGATCCAGATTCCCCCTTCAAGAGGGGAAGATGGGACCTCGATGTAGAGGATTGGAAGAAGTTGTGGAGCAACTTCCCTGACAGTTTACGTAATTCGTACAGGATTCGAAGGATAAATCCTGAAGAATCATATACTTATGAGAACTTAATAGTAGAACGGTTACCGAAGAAAGGTAATTAATTTGTGAATTAATTCCTGAATTCGGGAACTTGTTATTCTTTTTTGGTGTCTAAATAATGGAACTTATTAGTTGTTAGTGAGTAGGTAGTTAACTCTTAAATCAATTCCTTGGGGGATTGATTAGCTACTTTAGAAAGAGTTGACTGGCTACGAACTTACAACTACTAGGCTAGAGAGATCGCCCTCTGAGGGAGGGCTCTCTAGACTACTAACTAGTACTAATTCTTTTATGTGGAGATCTGTCAAATGAATGTGGATTTACGAGCTCTGTTAGATTCTATTGAGGATCTCCAGGAACAGTTTGAGTTCATCGCGGCTCAACTTCGGCAAGAAGTACCGGACGACCCCGAAGGGGACGACGAAGTGGTCATTATTGACCCACCTCCGGGCAACGCCCCTGATGAGGACGGGGCCGTTGTACTTTCTGAGTACACGGACTACGTCGCACAGAAAAAGGCCCGATACTACAACAAGCCCTCGGTCGTAGCGGCCATCGAAGAGAAGAAATTTGATCGGTTTCTCTGGCACGACATGCCCCACCTGACGGAGGAGCAGCGCCGGATGGTTCAGGCCAACGGTGATTCCAGCCAGAGTTGGTTCAAGCGCCTGTTCGCCGGGTCTAAGCCCGGGTGGCAAATCCGTAAGTTTAAGCGGATCGCACGGTTCAATCCCAATTCGGACACCGATATTGAGATCCCGCGCACGGCAGTGCTCTATGACAATACGTTCACTGTAACTCCGGGGAACAAGGCCTACGATAAGCGGGTACCCTGGGACAAGGGACGCGTACTCGGAGAGGCCAAGACTCACCTGGACCGACGAATCCAAGATGCCCTGAACGCTCTCGTACAAATTGAAGGCCAACGCCGGGGTTGACAAATGGATCCTATTGTAATATAGTATACTGAGTGCAAGGAGCCACATAGCCACATAGCCAATCCTGTTTGACTGACCAGACAAGAACTGGTCGGCACCAGGAAGCACTAGCCTTTCGGGGTTAGTGCGTAATATTTAACAGCACAATCGAGCCGGAGTAGTCACCGGAACGGCCCGTGCGGGGCTCCGACAGAAAGGAGACAAGGGCAAAAATTAGACAGGACCTAGAGAACCGGAGGACCACGTGCACTCGGAGTTTCGCTACTACGAACCGCTCGTCGGGTACCTCTGGTTCTCGGGACCGACTCTACAGAAGGGAGCGCACTATGGAGTATGACGAACAAAAACGTAAGGCTGAGGCACTACGGATATTTCAGGAGGCCCGAAGAGAGCACCTGGTAGCTGTCCTAGAAGAATACCTAAATAGTGAAGAGTACTTAAACAGTAAGGGTCGAGAGTGCCAGACTGAAGTGACCACCGATTAAGAATTTAACTAACTTGTTTTTAGAAGGGAACACGTTATATTATGCCGAACTGGTATCGCTACGAAAATAGTATTATTAACCTAGATTTAGTTTACTCTGTAACATACTCAGAGCCTCGTGATATTACGTACTTTAAGACGACCGAATGTGACTACGATTGGGAAATGGAAGGTGACCACACGGAGGCCATCCTAAATAATGGAGTCGAGCAGGTTGAGCAAAGCGAGATAGACGCGGAGTTGGATGCCGCTGTGCAGGAAGCCTACGAGAATTTACAACGGGAATCGGCTGAGCGTATCCACGAGATGGAAGACACCACCGAGAGTCTCCGAGCTGATACGATGAATTACTTGCACAAGTACTGCTCGGGGCTACGAGATTGAGCTCCTCTCGTGCTGAAAACGTAAGTTCCGGTCGCAGTGTCACGGAAGTGAGTATTAGCGGAGAATGGCTCCACTACTTCGAGACCAATGTAGAAGCTAAAACCGTAGATTATGAGTTTCGAGTACCAATAAAAAACATAGAAAGTTTAGAATCTTTTTATCAGAAGGATTCTTCCTGGAAAGAGTTCCTTACGTGGTACACGGTGCTATACACCGGGTCCAGAAGCTACGATCTTCTTGGAGTTGAGTCTAGCACCATACTTTCCTTGCTGGATGCCTACGAAGAGGTAAATATTCCAAATTATTCTTTCTACGAGGTAGATTGGGAAAAGAACAAAAAATACACCTCCGAACTGGAGCCCGAGAAGTTGTGACTACAGTAGCTTATAAAGACGGAATCATGGTATCGGACCTGGCGGCAACTACGATGAGCGGTCATCGCATTGCCACAGTAAAGAAAATCTTCCAGGCCCACGGATACACCATGGGATTTGCCGGAGATCCCGAAGCAGTACCGCTGCTCTTGAAGTGGTTCACCGATGAGGATTGGACACCTAATGCGCAGTTGCCCTACAAGCTCGTAGACGACGAGGAAGTGCTGCCTGATAACCGAATCATATTCGAAGTCATCCTGGTAGACCAAGAAGGCAATGTCTGGACACACTTTAAAGGGGAGCACCTCCATGCGGTGTTGGACAAGGAGATTGCCATAGGCAACGGCCAGCAGTACGCAAGGGCGGCAATGGCCCTGGGATTCGATGCTGAGACAGCTGTTGTGAAGGCCTCTCAGTTTTGTGGGTTCACCAGTGAAGAAGTAGACATAGCGGAGACAAATAATGGATAAGCAAGGATGGCTAAGCACTGAAACAATTATCGGAGCAGGTGCCAGTAACATCAAGGACGCTGTAGAGACTGCAGGGATCTCTGGATTCGGCAATGGATAAGTACGGAATATGAGTGACACCTACACAGGATTTTGACCTGTAGCTCAGCGGTAGAGCTCCCGGCTGTTAACCGGGCGGTCGTAGGTTCGAATCCTACCGGGTCAGCCAAATAAATCTTCGGAGATAACGTGACAACGATAGTGTTCAAAAAAGGAGTCATGGCCGGAGACAGTCAGATTACTGACGGCAATCATAACTTCTCCCAAGTACAGAAAGTGTTTAAGCTAGATGGGTACCTACTGGGAGTGGCCGGAACTTTCTCTGAGTGCCAAGGTTATAAATCCTGGATAGAGACTTCGATGGACATGAAGGTGTTCCCAGAAGAGACAGAGGTAGATGGGTGCGCCTTGTTGTACGATACTAACAAAGAGCTCCTCTACCTGCTGGAAAAGAACGAAAAGATTATTTTGGGTGACGAATTCGTAGCTATCGGATCCGGTGCCCAGTTTGCCATAGGTGCCCTGGAACAAGGGGCCTCGGCAAAGAAAGCAGTACAGGTTGCCTCCAAGTATGACGTGTACACCGGAGGAGACATTAAAGTAGTAAGATAACGTCTGTCTCGTATAAAAGGAAGTACGAACACGCTCCAAACGTGTTAGGCCTGGGTTCGAGTCCTAGGACATTCGCCAAAGTTTACAGGTACTCGGTTAATTCGTGTGCTCCGAAAGCCTGTTCGAAGACCTCGTGTAAGTTCTAGTCTATAGCACTAAAGTACTAGCGTCGAGGCCGGTCAGAGTTGATCACTGACCGTAATCCTCCCCTCGGTAGTCTCAGACCGAGGCCCGCACTTGGCCACAACCAGGTGCGCTCTATTTAAGGACCCACGTAGATTCTTATGTCTTGGTTGAAACGAAGAAAAATTAGAAAGACCAAGAAGCAAGGTCTACTGGGCGAAAGCCTCGGGTACACCGAGGAAGAGTTAGAAAATTATGTGGACAGGGACCTTACGGGGTCCCTTATTCTGCAATTGCGTAAGAGGATCCACGATCCGGCGTACGAGTCAGACAAAGAAGATTACCGAGTCAAGGTGATGCAACTTCAGGTCTTGCTCCAGACCGACTCTCCTCAGAGAGCGGCAGGTAAATAATGTCAGCACCGGGCATAAGTTTCCAAGTGGCATCTCAGATGCTCCAGGTATTGCTAAACTCCATAGACACCGGAGCAGGCACTGCAACTCTGGAGATTCGAGCAGGAGCACCTCCTGCCACCGTAGATGACACTGCCACCGGCGCCATCCTTGCGATCTTTGCTTTGCCCAATCCCTCTTTCGGCCTACCTGCAGACGCCAATCCTAACGCCGTAGCCACGGCAGCACCCGTAGCCCCTGCCAATGCCATAGGTACCGGAGTAGCCGGATGGTTCAGGGTCTATAATCGGGACGGACTGGCAGTACACCAAGGGGACGTTACAGAGACCGGTAACGGAGGAGATGCAATCATCAGCGACGAGAACGTAGTTGCAGGAGCAGAGCTCACAGTAATTTCTTGGACTATCACCCAGCCGGAGTCTTAAACTGTGGCGTACCGAGATGATCTGATAGCTCTGGGAGCCAACCACGTGTGGCCGTGCGACGGAAATCTGAACGATATAGTAGGTACGCTAAATTTCGTAAATAGTGGTGGTGTGTTTACTGGGCCTGCACTTTGCGAAGATGTCTCTACTAGTTATACCACGAACGGGACTAACGATAGCGGGCTTGCTGCATCAGATGCCAGTGTACAAGACGTAACTGTAGATTATTGTTACAGTATTTGGTTCAGGACCACAGCTATTCAGCAACCGCCTTGTAGGGTCTTCGGAGACGGTGGCCAAACCGCGAACAACTCGTTCTTTATGGGAATCGGAAACTCCGTTGTTGCCGAAGCTGACTGTGATCCGGAAGTGATACAAGTCGGCAGTGACGTCGCCATCGTGCCTAATAGGCCGTACAACCTGGTTTTGGTCTTTCGTGACATAGGAGGGGGAACGAGCGAGCTGGAGTTCTTTATTGACGGAGTGTCTAAAGGCACGCAAGATGTGTTAGATGTCTCCAACGCTGGAAGAGGAGGATTTCGGATAGGGGGCATCACTGGAACTGCCAGTTACTCTATTGGGGGAACTAATTTTCAGTTGGTTTCTCCAGTTAACGGGAACTACAATTTCGTATCTACTTATGTTGGTCCGGATGTTCCCTCTGCTGCTGAGATCCGAAATACAATATTTGAGAAGGGAGCCTCACCTGGGATTACTATAGCCTCGGACACGGAGGCCAACATGCAAGCAGCACTAAATACTATAGCCTCCACTTTGCGGCCTAATGAAGCTTTGAACATCAGAGTAGAAGAGTTAACAGGAGGAGGAGACCTAACTCTAGTAGCTGACAACGTAACTCACGATCCTCTGGCTTCTATCCACATCCAGTACATGGGGACGGATACTCTGACCTGGGTTAATGACAATGGATCGGATGCCTCTCTGGGTTCTGCTCCTAACCTAGGACAGATAAATTTCGTTACTAATGTGACTGTGGCTCTGACTGTGCTGTCTGCTTCTGATTTTACTCCTATTTCGGGAGCTCGGATATTTTTGACAGATAGTGGCGGCGAAATATTTAACGACCTGACAGATGTCAATGGACAGATCAGCTTTAGTTATGGGTACTCTGCTCCAGAAGGAATTTCTGGAAGAGCCAGAAAGGGAACAACTTCTCCTTACTTTGTATCCACTGACATTGTAGGTACGATAGAGCAGTCTGGGTTTGATGCGACCATATTAATGCTTTCGGACGAATAAATTATGGCCGTAGTAAAAGTAGAAACTTTTGATGTCTCTCCCAGTACTGACGGGACAACTCACACCTTAACAAATGACGTAGGTTCTTTAACTAGTGCGTTTGTTAAGATTAACGGCTCTAACGACAAGGGGTCGGGACGAGTAGGAAGTACTGGAAATGCAGGACCTCGCGATACCCACATGGGTGTCAGCTTAACTGCAACAGATGAGATCACGTTTCACAAGGGCGGCACCCTCCAAATGCGCAAGATGGGAGAGGTCTGGCGTTATACAGGCTCTCCGGGAGGGCTGGACGAATTCATTGTCCGAGGTCACTTGTCCATTACTTTGGCAGGAGGAGTGGCGTCCAATACTGCCGCAATTCCGAGCCTCGGAGATAGAAACAAGGTAGTTCCGTTTCTTACGGGGCTCAGTAGTACTTCGACTAGCACCAGCGACCACGACTCCACCACAGTAGCGGTGTTTGTTAATGCTTCGGATGAGCTTGTTGCAACCAGGCAAAGCACCGGTCAGGCCATAACAGTTTACGTTTCTGTGGTCGAATTTACGGGAATTAACTGGTCAGTAGGCCATGGCGTGTCCACCAATCATGACACGGCCCAAGAGATCGTAACTCTAAACACGGATTCTACAGGTACCGGGGGATCCGTGTTTGATGTGGGAGACTGGTCGAATGCTTTCCTGGAAGGTACGACTCAGGGGGACACAGCAGAAACGGGCCTATCGGATAATCTTTTTATTGCTGAGCCTGGAGCAACTACAACCCAAGTCAGGGTATTTTTTCAGCAAGACGGAAATGCTAGAAACGACGGAGATGCTTACGTACACGCAGTAGTAAATGCCGGTATGGTAGTTACTCGGGACTCGAACACTAATTTTCCCGAGACTAACGGAACTATCGGAACCCTGGGGTTTCCTCCGGGCACCTCCTCGTCAGCTCTTCTGGACGAGCTGGCACTGGAATGGTTCGCAGACACCAGCGGAGTTGGAACAGCACATTCGCGTGGCCGGGTTATATCTCGCATTACTAACGCCTCCGGGACTATCGAGCACTGGGTGCATCGTTCCGGTAATAATGTTGCAATTTATTATGGCGTAATAAATCTAACTGGGGTGCAGGGTGTAGAGCCTGTAACCATAACATCCGCCCCAACTCAGATAGACGCAGGAGATCTAAATTTAGTAGTTATAGGAACAAATTTCGAAGCAACGCAAGGCGCAGGAACTGTTTACATATCTGATACTGCCTCTGTAGGAAGTGGTACGAACGTAGTACAGAGCATTGACACGTGGTCTGATACGAGCATACAGTTTGATTCTAACTTAGCGGGGTTACCGGACGGCATCGTATATATCATTGTTGAGAACGCCAGCGGAGGAACAGCAGCCTGGTTGTTGAATAAGGGAATTCCTCCTTACACTGAGGTCATCACAACGATGATTAATCAGCCGGACCACTATCACACTTTTGATAATACTTATGTTGCGTCCTTGGGAGGTTTTGCCGCCAACAGTTTGAATGCAGGCACTGGCACGGTTGGGTTCTTTTTAGATCCGGGCACAAGAGGAAGGACACACTCCTGGGGACCTACGGGCAGCGCCTCTAGAATTGAAATGCTAGATTCTCCTTTTACTAACGTAACTAATACGCATCGTAGGAGATTTATAGCCGGGTTCTTTAAGTTCCCAGAAGTGCCCTTAGATCCTAAAGGCATTTGGGAAGAGGGCGGCAACGTTAACAATATTTATATGATCATCGGTTTCGGCGGAAGATTATTATGTAACGTAGCTGACTCTAGTAATGGATTTAAGTTGCAAGCGTTCTCAGATTTTATTTTGACACCTAATCGGTGGTACCACATCGGAATATTATTTGATGGCGATGTCGGATGTAGGTGCTATATTGACGGAGTCCTCCAACAAGGATTTGATGGAGTGGCTCCTAACTCTGACCAAGCAACTCATTCCGGAGATTTTTCTTATGGGCAACCTGATGGATCTTTGGATACCGGAGGTACTGATATTAGCTACCCCTCCTTTAGTGGGTCTCGATACAACGACTGGAAATCCTGGAGCGATACAGGGAACGATGTTCCCCCGGATACGGACATTCGCATTGAGGTCTTTGAGAAGGGAGCTCGAACAGATTTAGAGATCCTGTCAGATACGCCCGCTAACATGCAACTAGCGGCGAACTTACTGAGTGGGACTTCTTATCCGGACACACCTCTTGCAATAAAGGTGAACCGCCCCTCTGGAGGTGGGGATCTGACGTTGACTTTTGACGATGTTACTTTCGAAGAAAGAACTAGTATCCAGATTCAATGGACTGGAGGAACAGGAGAAACCCTCACGATCATAAACAGTAACGGATCCAACATAGAACTAGAGAAATGCTCTACGGCATACGGAGGAACTATAGAGGTTATAGATACTGTTGTTGCGACAATTACTGTTCTCGACTTTGATCAGCAGCCAATACAAAATGCTCGCGTGTACGTAGAAGCATCTTCTGGAGGACCGTTAGTAGAAGGAACGGTACTTTTTAACGACTTAACTGACACTAATGGTACTGTTTCATTTAATTTTTTGTACGACGGAAATGCACAGCCTGTTGTGGGTAGAACCCGTAAGAGTTCTGTGTCTCCCTTGTTCAAGTCGCAGCCCCTTACGGGAAGCATCACAAGCAGTGGCCTAAATTTAACCGTCTTTATGGACTCAGACGAATAGGAATTAATTAATGGCTTTTTGGGACGACTTTAGTCTTACGGACCAAGGCGGAGGCGTGTTTGATTTACGCCACACGTCAGGGACGGATCGGTACACTGTTATCGATTTATATAGAAACATACAAGACCTGGCAGACGATGAAACTCTGGCCGGAGATGACGAGAACGATATTACGAAGGTAACTCTGGCCACTCGTCAGACTGATACCGATATTACGTTCATCAACGGTTTAAATATCGATGATGCTTCTGTACAATTTGTTACGGACGGTACTATCACTCAGGCAGGAGGGGCTACGGTATATGCCGGGGTTGACTTGCAGTTCCTGGTAACACCTTTTACTGCTGATGTATACACCCTACAAGATGGACTTCGTGCAGATTTACCCGTACCCAGCGGCAATACGGTAACGGACAGCCTGTCGTTCCTAGTTAAAGTGCGGGACGGCGGCACTCTGGTCGACAACGGGGATGTCAGATTCTACACCCGTGTTCTTGGCAATTCGTATTCTGATCTCGCAGTAAACCTGGCAAACGGCGGTTTGACCACAGTGTTCTTGGGACCGGGCGCAGATGCTAATGTAGACGCGGGTAGCGGAGCTGCTTACGCGGCCATTTTATCGGACTTAACGATTACATTCGGCACTTTCCAGTTCGATGTAAACAACGGCAATGGCTTGCAGGATTACGATGTTCAGGTTGCTGTTAGTAATAGTCGTACTCCTCTAGAAGTTTTTCAAGCTCTCCAATATGCTACGAGAGATGGGTCTACTGATCTCTTAAACGGAATCGAAGGGCAGTTTTATCGTATTGCACAGGGGGGTTATACTCCTCTCCCGGCAACTCCTTTGGCCTCCTTTGCAGGCGGAAATATCACGGGTGCCCAGGGAGTTTACTTCACAGGGTTCGATCCACAATTTGCTCAGAACTTTATCGGCACTGATGATACAGGCTCTGTACAGACACCTCCTAATAGTGTTCCCGTCCAAATCACAGGATTGGAAATCGGAGACCGAGCGTTTCTCGTCCGTTCTGACGGAAATGCTGTCGATGAGGATGAGTTTGCTCTGGCCGCAGGTAATAATAGTGGAAATGGAACTTTGGAAGTTACCACGACTATTAGCCCGGAGCATCCAGCAGCGGGTACGATCCGTGTGTTTAATGGAACAGGGTATGACCGGTACGACTACACGTCGTTTAGCGGTACTACTTTCACTTTGAGTGGGACTCTGACTCAGAACTACACTGGAGGAGACGATTGCTTCGTACCGTTTATTGATCTGGTTGCTGTTGCAGCAGGGACTGTGGGTACGACGATTATTCAGAGTACTCCGATCCCAGTAATCATCCGAGTACGTAATGCCACTGCATTAATTGTACCCTTTGAGACCACGGGTACCATCGGACCTAATGGGCTCTCGGTTGGTGCCATTCGTCAGTCTGATGCCTAAGAATGGCCTATTCGGTAGACCTTCTTACTAGGATAGTGTTCGTGCCAAGGGCTGATATGCCCTTGGTACAAGCAGTTCCTGAAATCAGAACTTTGGATGTAAATGTATTTCATACAGAAGTCCGATTTCTGGAGGACACCGAGAACGGTATCATTTACCAAACGGAAGAGAACGTGTTTAATTCTGGCATAGTGGCCAGGACTCCTCCTGAGTCTCCATCTCCAGTAAATATTAGACTGATCAATGAGTTCAAGTTCGAGCCAGAAGACGGCCAATACCAAGTAAATCTGATCGGCGGCAACAGCAATATACTGGCTAATAGAATACAGAACCAGGTATCTATGTCAGATCAGAATTTCATCGCCGCTCTGACGGATGAACAAAACACCAAACTTTGTGAGATGTACAAAGCGATGGGCCTGGATCGGACAGATCCTTGGAACGTAAACATCACTAGCCAAGAGGCTCACACGGATAGTAGAGATATAGAGCTCCGCATAACCGGGGACGGAATTACTACTAATAGAGAAGAAAGGCTTCCGTAATGAGAGCTCTGGCGTACATTACTCGGGGGAGACTGTGCGGTACGACGAGAGCCCGAGGTTATACCACGAGAGGACGGATCTGTGGAGAAACAGGGGAACTGATATTCGAAAGTAATCTTCCCCTGGCCTACAGCCAGATAGGTTTAGATTCTGATCCCGGTAATCGCACTCTAGTCATGAATAGTGTCTTGTTTGTTCCGAGATCAGATATGTTAATTGATGATGGAACAGGATTTGATAGCACCGAGAACGACTGCTCTAATCCGATACATCGAGTTTTACAACCACCCTTAAGGACTAAGTGTTAATGAGAGATCTAGGTACCCTGTCCTTAAATGGTGACGTGTCAGAAGCTATGGATCTAAAAACGGGAGAAGGATTCATAGCAGCTGTTTCTGGGGATTTTGGAACAGCAAACATAGCAGTCCAGTGGCGGTCTTACGATGGCTCTTGGATCTCTTTTACAGATGCCATGATGAAGACAGCGTTCTTCGATTATGCGATCTGTGCGAAAACCCCGATCATGGTCAGGGCGGTACTGCTAGGAGGAGATGCAGTATCCCCGATACAAATAGTAGGCGGAGGTCTGCACGACGATAGGAATCCGAGTTGTTAAATGGAAGAGCTAAATTCGAAAATATTATCTGCTGTACTAGATGTAAAGGAGCAGCAGCAAAAAGATGCAATCACGATAAACAGTTTGTCGGATAAGACGGACCGTATTGTGCAAGATCTAGAAGAGCATAAAGAGACGCGAGATCGAGTGAGAAACACGGAAGAGGACATCCGAGCTCTAAAAAAGGATGTGTCTCTGACACAGCAGAAGCTGAACACCAAAGTTGATACAAAGGTCGTAAATAAGAAAGCGGGCTTTTGGGGAGTAGGAGGGGGAGCTGCCGTAGCAGGTATCCTGACTGCCGTCTTAGATTTTTTTAAAAGTTAATTAGAGGAAACACATCATGGGCTGGACTCCAGACGAGGGCGCTCGACGCCAAGCACGCTTGATCACAGGCGTAGATAAGTTACCTGCAGGTAATACTGCTTTCGATATTATCATGACTACGAACGCTATTACTGATAACGATGAAGCATTAACTTTTGCTTCTCTTACAGAGATGACAGGAGGCGGATACGCAGCCAAGAACGTAGATCAGACAATCTTTACGCACTCCGCAACGGATGGCGGTTACACGGGCACGCAGCAGGTGTGGAACTTCACTGGCGCTCCGAGCGCTGCTCCTACGGCTATTGTAGTTGTGGGCGATCCCGGTGGGACCCCCTATATCCACAGTATAGATCTTTATACCGAAGCAGCTCCTACTGCTAACGGAGATATTGTTCGGTTCGATCCAACGAACACGCAAGACTAATGGGTTGGAGGCAGCGCGGCGTACAGGTCGCGCAGTCTCAGCAGGATCCTGAATTCGTAGCCACACACACGGTTAGTCCTGCTGATACTGATTCGACGCAAGTTAGGGTGTACTGGTCCAGCTCTCCTGGAATCACAACTAGTACTCCTGATTTTATTACCGTTCCTAGGACAGGATTTACTACGGCTGTAGTAATTGATTCAGGACTGGTAGAAGGCACCACATATTACTACAGAACTTCTGCCATAGGTCCTGGCGGAGAGTCTGCACTTAGTAACGAGGTAGAAGTTGTAGCACGATGAAGAAACTCTTATTATCCTTATTTCTGCCTATGGGGGCACTCGCTCAGCCCACATTTACACCAGTAACTATCCCTGCTCACACTCAGAATGAGCATCATGGTGTAGCTATCTCTAACACGGCAAACGTGAACGTTTTACTGACTGATCATAGTCGTAACGGACACAAGATCTTTTCTTGGAACGGGACCAGCTTGGATGCTCCTTCCGAGATTAGTCCCGGTACGGGAGCTCTCAGGGCTACGGGCACCACGTATGGATTTATCATCGACGATCTTTCGGGACAGTTTGGGGCAGCAGCCTTTGATGAGAACGGTAGTTTTTTAGGGTTCCCGTGCGCACCGTCTGGGGCTACTCAGTTCACGGCTTCGCGAGGAGAGATAAATGCGTTCGGAGATTTTGACGGTGACGGCTCAGATGACTGTGCGGCGTCCGATGGCAGCATCTATAGCTGGCCTGCTAGAACTCTTCTGGCTTCGGGATTGGGGCGTGGTTACGCAGTAGGTCAGTATGCAGGAGGTCCGGAACTGGATCTATTTACTGCCACGGGAGTTTATATACAACAACCAGACGGCACCTTTACACTTATGGCTGCTCAGCCGGGGATTGTCGGTGACCTGTTCACAGCCGTTTCTCTAGACTTCGATGGTGACGGAGATAGTGATCTAGTGCAAGGGCCTGGCGGAGGCACAGTACAAGTCTGGCGTAATGACGGCACAAGCTGGACTAATGTTAGTGCCGGTAGTGGTATAAACATCACACACACAAACTTTCCTTACGGAAATTACCACGAACTACTCACCACCGATATCGATAATGACGGGTGTGACGATTACTTAAATAGCTTTGACTATCGCGTAATGCTGTCTAACTGCGACGGCACGTTTACATTAACTCACACGCTAGATAGTTACGTACCGGGTCCGGCCACAGCTAAAGTTTCAGCTACATTTGGAGACCTGGATGGTGACGGCGACGACGACGTGTGCTGGTCTCAAGCCGGACTTCTTGAGTGCGCCTTAATAGAGGCTAACTCTGCCCCTCCCCCTCCGGCTCCCATAGCAGGAGCTGTTCCTCCTATAGTCGAGGGTACTAGGCACTTGTTTGCCAACAAGCAGTTGTTTGGTCCAATGGATTATATTAACCAAAGAACACTAGCTCTGAATGATTTGAACACCTGGATGTATGATAGGGTCCAGGCTTTATATGAATACTACCTCACTACCGGGGATGAAACAGTACATACGGAAGCACTCGCCAGTGCTCAAGAGTATGCTCTACATTATGATCGTGCTGGGGGTAATGCAGGATTTCCTGGGTGTCGAGGTGGCTGGTCTTTTGCCGGAGTAAACAAATGTGACCGTAAGTTTACATACGGATCTGCTCTGTGGTACGCCTATGTAATCGATGGTGTTGTCCTATTTGATCCAGAATTACTGGAAGATCTCAGGGCCTATGCAATGGGACCGGCCTGGGAAGCCGCACAACTCCTAGATGATGTGGGTGATCGCATTAGCTTTCCGACTACTGAGCGTAACATGGGCTACTCTCTTATGCTCCTAGGCCACGTCGAGGCACTGGCAAGACGAGCTGCGGTAGGTATCCCAGCAGATAGTGTAGAGTATTTAAATGTTGCTAACACAGCCCGACAGAACATTGAAGACTCCATAGAATGGTTCTTTGATTGGCAAGCTGACGATGTTTGGGGGTGTTGGGCGCACAGCTACCGTGCCCACGAGACGATTGGCACTCCTTATGGAGGCCCAGATGATGACATAACTTGTAGTCCTTGGCAGTCAGGGATACTGACAGGGGCCATGTTGCGTATTTGGTTTGTAAATAATATTAAGCAGCAAACGTGTGGTCCTCAAAATGATCAATGGTGTATACCGATCATGCTGGTCAAGTTCGCTCAGTTCCTAGAAGATTATGCTTATTTCGATGACAGTTATGCCCGTGTACCTTTTGATGGTAGAACTGGAATAATACAAGTAAACGACACTGTCACTTTCGGAGGCGGCACTGTTGGGATCATCGAGGCAGCCGATGTAGGTTCTACAGGGCAGCTCATTGTAACTGTACAGTCAGGCAGCAGTCCTTCAGATAATGAAACTATTACCACTTCGAGCGGTGGCGCGGCACTAGTCAATGGTACAACTTTAAGACCTGGATCTTGGCGGCACCCCTGGGATGACAGCGACCAGATGGCCAGGTATCTAAGTTTACCTCTAGACTTACTAAGAGAAGGATCTGTACAGAACAACGAAGGATTTAATGTCAATGTTCACAATCCTGAAACCCAGTGCCAGACCGCATTAGGCTATCACTTCTCTGACCTCGGAGGGGCAACTGCTGCTCAGAAACAGGCCTTTCTAAATAGATACAACACAATGCAAGCATTCTACAACCTACGCGCTGGGAACGATGACATGGCAAGTTTGACCAACCCAACGCGCATGTTTGCTTGGCAGCACGCGCACTTCGCAAGCTGCGAGTGGCTAGTACAATGATTACATTTGGTGCCAACACACACATAGCATTCCAATCTGGGACTTTGTTTTGGTACACAACGGACGTTGATACTAGCCTGACGCTCCCAGCACACTCTGCGGCAGGTATCAATCCACACTTGTGTTGCTGGCTAGTTAACAGAAACAACGCCCCAGGGCAAGCTCAAGAACCTAGCTGGGGTAATCAATCCTTTTCTCTCGTGTCTGAGTATCTAGGATCTAGTACCAGTGTTAGCTCCAGATTGTTTGTTCTGGATTCGGCGGGATGGCTAGCCGGAGAAACTGATGGATCCGGTTGGGGCCTCACAAACGCAGATGATAGTGTTGTTGCCTTATATTGGTATTTTGATGCCGGGGTAGCCGGAGTCCCTACATACGCGACACTTGATACGAATGATGGGTTTCCTAATCCAGCCGAAGCTTATACTAGGACCCTGAGTGGCACTCCCAGTGCCGAAGCTATGGTCATGTCGGTTGTCGGAGGTTTACCCCCAGCAAACGATACGGTTACTTTCTCAGGAGCCAACGGAGTAGGATCTAAGAGATCAGGTGCCGGAGATTTTGGAGGTTCCTGGGCCTACGAAGAAGCTGTAACAGGACTTAGAACTCACACACACACCGAGCCTACAGTGGCATTCATGCGCTTTGTTACGCACATGATTGAGATTGTTGAACCGGCTGGGGGCGGAGGAGGGATTGACGAGACCCTAACTGGCAATGTTGTACACGACCACCTAGTTTCAGGAACTATAACGTTCGAGTCTGCAAATCTGGATGAGACTCTGACAGGCAACGTTACCCATGATCATAATGTTAATGGGGTTATTGCATTTGAGGCCTCTTCTAACATTGACGTAACAATCTTCGCAGATGTTTTCCATGACCACATTGTTAATGGTGCTATCACTTTTGAGGCGGCTTCTAGCAATATAGATGTAACCCAGACAGGTAACGTTACGCACGAGCACCTGGTAGCTGGAATCGTTGCATTCGAGGCTGCAACCTTAGATGTAACTCTTCTAGGGAACGTAATTACCAATCATGCCAGCACGGGAACAATCACTTTCGAGGCAGGACAGACTGGAGGAGCGGGAGTGGGGGATATCGGATTACGAGTTTATTCTGTTCCTTTAGATTGCGGACGACGCACCGGAGCAAGTGTAGCAGCAATGAATGACACCTTGCCGGATGGCATTGTGTTTGATGCGGCTGCTCCCGAATTCTGGGCAAGCCAGTGTCCCGAGCACTGGTGGCTAAGTTGGGACAGTGGAGATGTCGTTGTAAGACTACTCGCAGCCGGACCCCTCAGCGGTGACGTGGGAGATGCGGTAAGGATGCAATTGCAGTACACCTGGATTAGAGCAGGAGTGCAACACACGGACCTGGCTTCTGTTCCTAGTATTGCTCAAACCACAGACATCTCTGCCAGTACATTCAAGACTCCCCTAGAGATAGATTTTATTATACCGGAAGCAGAAATAGATCCTACGGCACAGCAGTTCTACTGGAGATTGACCCGAGTAGCTGATGATGCTTCCGATACGTACGCAAGTAACTGGTATGTACATGACCTCTCGTTCCGTTGGAACGGCCTAGGACTGAGCCCAGAGTAATGCACTTAGCCCCCATTTGTCGTCCTTCCCTGTCGATTACGGACCGAGTCGCTTCTCAGGCAGCTGAGGTTTTAGAGGCCCCAGCAGAGGTAGAGGAGTACAGTAACGACAAGAGACGACGGGAACACGTAGTAATGAGTCGTCAGCTGGCTACCCGGCTAGGACTGGACCGAAGGGAGCACGTCATTGTAGAAGTGTCCCCCTCGCAAAGGAAGTTGATGACCTTTGAGGTGGACTACGGGCTGGAGGTGGACGCTGTCTACCTACATCAGTTCGGGCTGGATGAGATAGCCGGAGATCCCGGTATACTGACTTTCCCTCAGAGCGCTACGATCCTTACGGAGCTTCCTTTTGAGAGTAATTCCGCGTCAGCAGAAGCCAACGACACTCTGTACGAGAGATCTCTTAGTTCGGGAACCCAAGTGTTTGTAAACGCCATTCATGGCGGAGACATAGAACTAAACACGGAAAACCAAGCACAGATCATTTATAACTTGCTAGCAGGTAATCGCTACGGCTCTTACTTGTACTCTCTGGAAGGCTACTCTTCTGGCACTCAATCTGGAAATGACAGATGGCACATCACGGCTGTGGATTTCCAAGCAAAAACTTTCCAGGGCCTCCCTGAAGGTAGAGACTTCGATATCGGAATAGGACTGCACGGGTACGTGGCCACCGGGGGACAAGCTGATATCCTCATCGGAGGTACCGCTCCTCAGGCAGAACGAGATGCTCTCAAGGTGGAACTAGATACTTTCTTGGCAGGAACCGGAGTGACTACGGACAGCACGGATATCGGTGATCACTTGGACGGAGACGCCGATGACAACGTAACTAATCGCTATGTATCCTCTGGAAGAACTTTCCAATTAGAGCAAGTGTTCACTGTAAGAAACGATCCTTTGATAAGTCAGCTGGTGGCCCAAGGTGTAGCAAGCTACATCATAGGATTGCTACCTACCCCTCCTGCTGTTACCGGCACCCAAGACGGAGTACTCTCCGAGGCTTTATCGGAACCTTTGTCAGAGGTTCTATTCGTCGCTCTAGTATGAATAGATACTATCTTAGCGACCAGTCTATCGAGCACTTGTCTACGTGTGATGACAGGCTGATAAATATCATACAACACGCAATAAAGGTGTCCCCGTACGACTTCAAGGTTATTGAGGGCCACCGTTCCTTAGAGCGGCAACTACGATTATACCAGCAAGGTGCCTCAAAGATCGATGGCATCACTAGAAAAGGCAAGCATAATTACTTCCCTAGCAGAGCTGTAGATGTTGCACCTTACCCTATCGATTGGCAAGACACCTCTCGGTTCTATACCTTGGCCGGTACTATTTTGACGGTTGCTTCTATGTTTAATGTGAACCTTCGGTGGGGAGGAGACTGGGACGGAGATGGTAGTTTTAGAGACCAGACCTTTCATGATTTACCCCACTTTGAACTAAGAGACTAATATGAGATTACTAGACCCGTTAGAGAACGATGGAGATACAACTAAGAAGCTCACCCTACCTACAGGTAAGGGATTCATAGCTTCTGTAGAAGGAACTTTTGGAGGGGCTTCGGTAGTTATAGAATTTCTAGCAGACAACGGCTCAGGAGACGTGTGGGTTCCTTTCTCTAATGCTCAGGCTTTAATTGAGCCTTTCCAGTATAAAGTGGAAGCGCACGCTCCTATATCTGTACGTGCCAGGGTAGTGGGTTCTCCTACAGCTCCTCTTATCCTGAATGGCGGAGCCGAATACGACAACCGCAATTCTCAATAAACTTTACTTACTAATAGAAGGGTAGTAAATGACTGACGAACAAAACAAAGAGAAGTTGGCGCTACGATTTGTAGCAAATGATCCGCACAGTACGGACCACGCAGAAGTAGTAGATGGATACGCCACTTTCTTACAGTCTGCCAAACTAGACAAGACGGCTATTGTAGAAGTCTTCGACAAAGAAAAAGAAAAGACTGTGTACATGCTGGCAGCTCTGTGGGTAAATCCGCTAGATAGCCAGGAGAACGTTATTCCGGTAGCTCGCCTGTTCGATGAGAAAGACACACCGGATAGGTATCTTCTACCGGATCTCAAGGGAGGATGGCTAAGTGGCGAACAACAACAAGAAGCTTAGCCTAGAGAGTTTACCTGAAGATTGGGTTGACACTTCAATAGGTCTCTATGAACAAGGAGCCGGAGACGAAGAAGTACAGAAGGAGTTAAGAATAACTCCCGCCGCTTTCGAATCTTTATTGAGTGCAGAGCCTTACTTCTTACAAGTGATTCAATACGGTAGGCTGTGTAGAAAAGCCTGGTACTTAAAGTGGGGTAGAACTCATCTTACTGCCAAGGGAGCAAACTACACCGGATGGTTCCAGCAGATGAAGAACCTGTATGGATGGTCTGATAAGCAGCAGCAGATTATATCAGACGGAGAGATCTCTAACATGAGTAACGAAGAGATCGAACTGAAATTGGCTGCGGTTAAAGAAGAACTAATGAAAAATGAAACAAAGAAGGTTTCGTGATTGGCAAGGACTCGCCCTTAGCACGAGCACACGGACGTAACCTCCCCTTCTCTCGGAGCTAAGGAATTTTATGACTGACGAATTTGACGTACTAGACGCACTCAGAGAAGTGCCCATAGAAACTACTCCGACTGTCATGTCGGAGCAGAGCCGTCATATTATCGGACACTTAAAAGCCAAGACTAAGCCTTCTGGTAAATTCACCCTAGAAGACAAGGCGGAATTAATAAAGCTACATTCTGAGATGCAACGCAGACAGAAGGTGTCTGGCTATGCTAACTTCTTCTTAGACGAAGGACCTCTTGCTTGGGATAAGTACAGAAGGCACATACGCTTCTTTAATGCCGGTAATGAGTTTCGAGAGCGAGTGTTCATGGCCGGTAACCGTACCGGTAAAACTATCGCCGGGGCTTACGAGATTGCGCGCCACGCAGCGGGGCAGTATCCCGACTGGTGGGAGGGGAAGCGCTATAACCACGGCGTCAGTGTCTGGGTGGCCGGAGACTCTAATCAGACCACCCGAGATATTATCCAGAGAGAGCTCCTAGGGGAACCAGGACAGCTTGGTACGGGGATGATCCCTCTGGAGCGTATCATTGATGTGCGCTCGAAGCCTGGTATCCCGAATGCCATAGAAGTGGTCAGAGTTCAACACATCTCCGGAGACATCTCCACAATCGGCTTTAAGTCTTACGAACAGGGTCGTGCATCTTTTCAGGGCACGGCAAAGCACGTTATCTGGCTAGATGAGGAACCCCCTCAGGCAGTATACAACGAGTGCTTGATGCGAACGGCGGTGAGTCGGGAATCTCCCAAAGGTGGGATGATGCTCACGACTTTCACCCCCCTGGAGGGCTGGACTCCCTTCATTACGAACTATTTATCGGACTCCGTAACTCCAGAATATGGAGAAGAAGCAAACCTATACACGGCCAAGAAGCCAGATGATAACTCCAGGTTTTTAGTCCAGGCAGGTATCGATCACTCTCCCCACCTCGATCCAGAATCGATCAACGAGATTCTGAGTCAGTACTCTCCCACAGAGCAGAAAGCTCGTCGGGAGGGCATTCCCAGCATGGGTGCCGGACAAATTTATCCGGTCCCTGAGAGCGATTACCTCATAGATCCTATACCTCTGCAGAGGCACTGGAAGAAGGTCTATGCTCTGGATGTTGGATGGAACAACACGGCGGCTCTTTGGGGGGCCTGGGATGTAGATACCGATACCGTGTACATCTACTCGGAGTACTTTCGAGGTAAAGCAGAGCCAGAAGTTCACTCGGCGGCTATCAAGTACAAGTACACGAAAGGGGGTCCTATGAGAGGCGTAGTGGATCCCAACGCAGATAACAGATCACAAGCTGACGGCATGAGATTGTTGCAGCTGTACCGAGAGCAGGGGCTGAAGCTCACAAAGGCAGATAACGGAGTAGAGAGTGGAATTACCGCAGTGTGGTCCCGCCTGTCTACAGGAAGAATCAAAGTCTTCAACACGTGCCACAACTTTCTAAAAGAGATAAGAATGTACCGCAGGAACGATGATGGCAAAGTTATCAAAGAGCACGACCACATAATGGATTGCCTAAGATATTTGATCATGACAGGGCTACACGTAGCACAGCCTGATCCGGTACAAAACTTCGATAAGATTGCAGGAGCAGTAGACTATGGAGTCTAATAATCAGCAAGTAGAAGCCTTGCCCGATTTAACGGACATGTCGGAGGACGAGCTACAACTGTTCTTGGAAACTGCTCTCATAGAAGTTGAAGAAGAGAGAATGTGGGAGGAGCGCCGACGAAAGGATAAAATGTCGGGGTTTGCAGGAGCTTTACAAACTAAGATTACAGAACGTATTGCTGAACGCCAAGTGGTGGAATCTAGATGGTTAGAGGACCTTCGCCAGTATCACGGGTACTATGGTAGCTACTTCGATCCTGATCGCCCTCTCCAGACGAACAGCCAAACGAGACAACCCCCCAAAGTAAATATCACACGGAACAAGTGCTTGATCGCCATGAGCCAGATGGTCGATCTTCAGTTCCCTGGGCGGGATAAGAACTTCTCTATCAGTCCGACTCCTGTACCGGAGTTCGAACTGAACAAGAACAGTACTGAGCCTGCGGCAGATCCCGCAAGCGGCCAAGACACTCTGGGGCAAGAAATTAGCCTTCTACTTCGTGAGGCTTCTATAAGAGCCCGAAAGATGGAAGATGTAATCTTCGATCAATTCACGGAGTCTAATTGGGGACCCGAGTCTCGTGAGAGTATCAGAGACATGACCATCCTGGGAACAGGAGTCCAAAAAGGTCCTACTATAGAGGCCACAGTACGTAAGAAGTGGAACCACGAGGTTATCGAAGGGAAGTCTGTTTCTACTTTTGAGTATGTAGTAGACAACACTCCGGGAGTGGAACGAGTAGATCCTTGGTATTTCTATCCGGATATGCAAGCTCGACACCCAGAGAACGCCGAAGATTCTTTTGAGCTCCATCCTATGAACCGTAAGGATCTCATCAAGCTGGCCAAGCACCCGATGTTCGATGAGGACGCAATCAGGGAGTTGCTAGAGAGTCGTCCTGACGATGTCATGACTTCTAATCTGACAGCACGGCACTCCATCACAGGGAGCGATACCTTCTTCAGAGGTCGTTATCAGGTCTGGGAATACCACGGCCTCATAGATGATGACATCATAGGGGCTCTGGGATTGGAAAATGAGGAGCTTCGAGATCCTTTGCAAGGGTACTTCGGAGAGGTTTGGTTCTGTCAGAATCATATCCTTAAGGTACGGTTATCAGCCCTAGAGGGCGACACTAATATCCCTTATGCCTTCGCGCAGTGGGAGCCAGATGAAACGACCCCGTTTGGGTTCGGTATTCCTTTCCTAGTTCGTGATGCCCAGAAAGTAGTGAATTCTACTTGGCGTATGATCATGGATAACTCCGGACTCTCAGCAGGTCCTCAGCTAATCATTAATAAAGATGCCGTAACTCCGGCCAACGGCAAGTGGGCCATAGAGCCTCACAAGATTTGGTACTCGAACGAGTACGGCTCTAAGCCGGAAGATAACATCTTCTTCTTCGATGTCCCGAGCAACACTGACGAGTTGTCGGCAGTACTCCAGATGGCCATCCAGTTTTCTGAGAGTGAGGCCTCCATGCCTCTTATTGCCCAAGGGGCTGACAGTTCTCACCAGGCCGCTACTACGGCCACAGGCCTATCCATGTTGCTGGATGCAACCAACGTGGTACAGAAGAGAGCAAACAAGAACTGGGATGACAATATAACGTCTGTGCTGGTCAAAAGGTTCTATGACTGGAACATGCAGTATAACCAAGATCCTTCTATCAAGGGGGACTACCAAATTATAGCCCGAGGATCTACCGACCTCATGATGAGACAGATGATGTCTCAAGATGCGGCTACGCTGATTACAGCGGCACAGCAGAACCCGGAACTCAATCTAGTACTGAGAATGGATCGTCTGGCCAAGGTGTTCATTGAATCTACTAACGTGGACTCAGAGGCCATCGTCAAGACAGAGGAAGAGATTGAAGCTGCCATAGAAGAGATGAAGCAGAATCAACAGCCGGATCCAGAGATTCTGAAGATTCAGATGGAGCAGCAGAAACTGCAACTAGAAACTCAGAAGGCTCAGCACGCCATGGCAATGAAAGAAATGGAAGTGCAATTAAAAGAGATTGCCATCAATAACACTTACGAGCAGTTTGTTGCCCAAGCTCAGGCCAATGTCATAACGGAGCAGAACGAGAGAGAACAGCTCTTAATTAAATTGGCAGCTGAGTCAGAGATGTCTGCTCAAGAATTGTTAGCGAAAGTAGGAATGGACGAGAAGCACGAGGAAACTAAACGCCTCATTGCAGCCACCGACTTCACCGCGAAGCGAGAAGAGAACGCACTGCGTCTCAGGAACATGCAAACCAAGAAGAAAGGTGAGCATGATAGTTTTTAACCAACCATAGGAAATAGTAATGGCAGTTAGCATTAAAGAGCGAACTCAATACTTTCCGAACGTAGAGTACAACGTAGAATTGCGTCTGTTGCTCGAAGCGTTAGTCGAAAGTATGGAAACACTCTCTGACAAACTGGACGCAGATGCAGGCGTAACCGACACTGATTACGCAGCCACTCTAGCGACGATTGTTGAGAAGTAATGGCACAACTGGATATCGATCCTAGCGCCAGGTCTTGGGGGATTATCAAGTCTTATCTTAATCAAAGGAAAGGTGATCTTAGTAAAGCTCTAGCTAGTATTAAATCAACCCCCCAAGAAGATCTGGTATTGAAAGGTCGTATTGCAGAAATAAATCAGCTGCTCCTTAGCGTGGAGCCGCCCAACAACCAAGGTTAATATAGAACGGGAACCTGACCTTAATGAAAGAAAATAAAGAAGTATCGACGGAGGAAGATTATGAAGCTCTCTTTCAAGAGATCACTGATTCTGTTCCTCCAGAACTAGCCACTGAAGAGCCTGAGGAATCTGAAACTCCGGAGAAAGAAGATCCTGTAATTGAGGATACTCCCGAGGAGAAAGAGCCCGAGGCAGAAGCAGACGCCGAGACTGAAGAGGTCTCCGAGGATAAATCCGAAGAGACAGAAGGTCAGGAACCAGAAGTATCGATGGCCGACCTGACTCAGCAACTTAAGATGGCTGAGCATAAGCACCGGTCTGACACCGGTAGATTATCTGCCCTACAACGTAAGGTAGAGAAGCTACAGAACGAACTAGAAGATAGAAACAGTGTGAACACTGAGCTCAGCGCCAAGCTGGAGAAGTTAAGCACTGTGAAACCGGATCCGCAAGTCGAAGAGACTGCCGATCTTAAAGCACTCAAAGAAGAAGGATTGGATAAGATTGCAGCAGCAATCAAGTCCCAATCCGACGAAGCCTTGAAAGCGGCGCAAGCAGTCACCGAGCCCCAGGCTCCTGAAAGCCCTGCCCCTGCCTCCAAGGAAAGCACAACCTCAGATCAAGAAGACGAGAAGTGGGTTGAAGAGCAACGGCAAGCCGTACTCGACGTTTTTCCCAACATTGAGCAGATCACTAAGAATAAATTCTTTAAGGAATTTTTAGATCAGGCTCCACCGGGAGTTCAGAACATGGCACGAAGCATGCACGCGGAAGATGTGATCACTCTAGTAGAGTCTCACTACGCCCCGTACTATTTCGACATGTTTCCTGAAGAACGTCCAGATAACCGCCAAGACGTAGCATCTACGAGCACTGAATCCTCGGAAGGAGAAGAGAGTGGTGAACCCAGCGATAAGGCGTTAGCAGCCAAGGAGCGCCGTGAGGCGTCCTTAAAAGATACTAGTCCTGCCAAGGGAGCCCGTCCTAGGAACGCGCAATCTGAAGAGGACCTGAGTAGCACAGAGGCTTATGAGCGCCTGTTTAATAAAGTTGCGGAAGCAATGTAATTTTAATTAAGGAGTAACAACAATGGCAGCTGGCTATACTACTTACAGCGACATTAGCCAACGTACCACCGTGTACGCAGAGGCTCAAATGCTGTCTCACGCCGAGCCGATTTTGGTACTTGAGCGATGGGCTTTGACCAAGCCTCTCCCCAAGAACAAGGCAGAGACAGTTAAATTCCGGCGAGCAATCCCGTTCCCGGTAAGCACGACCACTCTCATCGAGGGTGTGACTCCTACTCCACAAGCCATGCGCTACGAGGACGTAGAAGTAACCATGGGTCAGTACGGCGACTACACCGTTATCACGGATCGTGTTGCTGATCTATCAGAAGATCCCGTTTTGCGGGACGCAACTCAGCTTTGCGGCGAGCAAGCAGCTGAGACCAAGGAGAACATCATCTGGGGTGTTTTGCGCGGTGGTACCAACGTGAGATATACCGGCACGGCCAATGCGCGAAACGAAGTTGATACGGCTCTGACCACTTCTAACCAGAGAGGCGTAACGCGCTTCCTGAAGAAGCAGCGTGCCAAGAATCACACTTCTATGCTAAAGAGCTCTCCCAACTATGCTACGGAGCCAACTGATGCAGCGTTTATTGCGTTCGCGCACACGGACGTAGAATCAGAGATTCGTAACATGGCAGGCTTCACTCCGCGTGAGCGTTATGGCCAGACCACGGCGTTGGTTCCGGGCGAGATTGGCAAAGTGGAAGATGTACGTTACATCATCTCTCCGTTGCTGACTCCGTTTGAGGGAGCAGGCGCAGCTACTCCGGCAGGCATCAAAGGTACCAACGGTAACGCAGATGTCTACCCCGTAGTTTACGTGGGCAAGGAAGCATTCGGCACCGTACCTCTAAAGGGTGCAGGCTCTATGTCTCCGACCGTTCGCAACCCTGGCCAGCCCAGCGAATCTGATCCTCTGGGTCAGCGAGGCGCTGTTGCTTGGAAGTGCTACTTTGCAGCTTTGCGCTTGAATGAAGCGTGGATGACTCGGGTAGAAACCGCAGTACAGGATCTGTAAAGATCTATTTTAATGGGAGCGCCCTCTTTAGCCGGAGGGCGCAGCATCCAAAGGAGAATTAACTATGGCTATTTCACAAGCACCTTCTTACCTTTATGGCACTCAGTTCAAGCCGTTGTGCCACGAGGGTGAGGATCAACACTTAACTCTGAAGTTTGATATCACCGAAGACCTAAGTGCAGGAGACCAGATTGGACTCTTGCGTGCCGTTCCTACTGATGTTCTTATTGAGCAAGTAGCGGCATCTGCGGGCTTCGAGATCTCTGCTGCTTCTGCTGATGCAGTACGAGAGCAGTTCGCTTCAGACCCGACGGGTAGCGTCTCAGATCTGTGGGCTATTGCCGCAGCTGCTACTCCGGCCTTGGCCGTAGCTGACACAACCATGGCAGCTCAGCGTGCTCAGACCGAAGATTACGATGTATACCTGGAGGCTGCGGGAGCAGTTACTGCGGGCGCTTACACGGCTGATTTCAAAATTTTCCGTGATACTCGTAAGGAAAACACTACGAACCCTGATATCGCCGATGGCGCCAATGACGGTGTTCAGTCTGTAGTCGGTAACTCTGAGTAACCACTACTAATCTCTCGCCCCTTCGGGGGCGGGATTTTTACTAGGACTTTAATAGTATATGACAACATTCATTAGTAAAGCTCTCCGAGACGGTATTAATTTCCCGGCTCTATTTCACGAAGGCCACACCGGATGGGCTGAGGCTTCGGGAACTATTAGTGAGGCAGGCTTATTGTCAGCCAACGATAAGATCCTAGTGTTTGATCGAATTCCTAAAACTGTATGGTTCGATGCCGTACATGTTGCCCATGATAATATGGGCTTTAACGGACAACTCGTACTCTGGTCTGATGACCCTGACGGAGCCGTCCTATACTCCCTTCCTATCAAAGTAATTAATGCCGGATCCTCTACTAGGAAAGCCGTACAGCCGTTTGATGCTACGTATAACGAGTTTGAAGAGTTTATATCTACAGTAAATGAAACTTATGGCATAGGGCTCATAGTAGACAGTCCTAATACGGCCCCTGGAAATTACTACTTTAATGTGCGGTTCTCCCAAACGGTGAGAGCCAAAGAGACTCTGAACCTGACGATCAGGAACGTTCCCTTGCCTCGGGAACTAGAAGGAACTTATTCAGCCACAGAAGAAGATACTGATAGTGTCCTTACAGTCTCTGATGAGGGGGCCGTGGTTACAACCAATGTCGGGGACTTCAATTTTGTAGGTCCTGACGTCACGGTGACGGACGATGGAGATAGCACGGCCACGATTACTTTTGACGTAAGCTATGACAATCTGTCTAACGTTCCTGCTACCTTTGCCCCCAGTCCCCATCCCCACGTAAAGTCAGACATCACTGATTTTAGTGATGCGGATTACGCCACGGCGGTACACGGGCATCCGATGAGTGAAGTAACAGATCTAAGTCCTACAACTATCCAAAGAACTGACGCTGCTCAAATAGACTACTCTAGGATTAGGGTCACGTCTGATGTAGACGCCTCTCCGTCAAGCACCACACACCCGTTTCAGGTTGGCCCGACTTCCGGGGCAAATATTAGAATTGACGGCAACGAAGTCTTCGCTGTAACGAACGGAGCTGTGTCCACACTGTTTTTAAACCAAAATGGAGGCGAGGTCCGGATTAACAACAGCATTGCTTGGCACGGGGGCAATGATGGTCCGGGCTCGGGACTAGATGCTGACACTCTTGACGGATTCCAAGGATCCTCATATGCGCGCTCCAACGCTGCGGACACGATCAGTTCTGCATGGAATTTCTCAGGCATCACTCCCACCGTAGGAGGAGTTGACATAGCTACTCTAGATGATATTCCGAGTGGGGTGATCGTAGAGAGTGAAGTTATTGCTGCCGACGAGAGCACTTCAGCCACCAGTCAGCAGCCTCTACTAGGAGTCCTGGTGAATGTAGCAGGGATGTATGAGGTCAAGGGCGCTTTGCATTTTGTTAGTGCGATAGGAGATCTAGCAGAAGTTACGATAGGTAGCACAGGCGCTTCGGAGGCTTACATTCAGGCTACGTATCAGACTACGAGCGGAGCAGCCCTTCAAAAAACTATAGACGCGAACAACCTAAACGCTATCGTAACTGTGACCAACCTGGATGCGTTCGGTAGTGTGGAATTTAGTGGGATAGTAGAGAGCGATGGATCTACTTCCTTCTTTGTTAACTACGAATCTGTCGCAGGCAACGTCGTGACTGTCAGTCGCGGCGCACATTTAATTGTTAGAAAGATAGACTAATACGTATTAGTTAGAACGGGAAAATACTAATGTCACTTAATACTAAAGAAAAGTTAGAAGAGAAAACCAAAGTAGAGCTTATTGAGTATGCAGATAGTGCACTGGGCTTGAATTTAAAGCCAGCTCAATCAAAAGAAGAGATGATTGAAATCATCTTGCATAACTCTCAGGGTGTCGACCAAGTTGCTGATATCGTCAGTAAGGAAGATACGCAGGCTGTACTCAAGGGCCGAAAAGGAAAAGGTCCCGGCAGAGGAAAAATACGGATCATGATTGCCCGAAGTGCCGAGGATAAGAAGCAACGTCCAGTGTTCATTGGCCACAACGGGGTGGGATATCTTATTCCTCGTGGAAAGGAAGTGGACTTGCCGGCCAAGGTTATGCCTGCCCTCTACGACGCAGTCGAGCTGCAGCAAAGTTGGGATGACGAGGTTCAATCGGCCACGGGCCTGGGAGCTCTCGTGATGAGGGAAGGACAGTCGTATCCTTTCTCTTGCATTGCTTTCGGAGAAGAAGACGAAAAGGGCTACGTGGGTAAGGCTGCTACCGCAATGGGATACGATCTATAAGGGACTTTTATGGGAAACGCACTTACTAAAAAAACCTACTTACAGCTTGTACAGGAGGCTATCAAAGAGTCTGGCGTTTCTCAGTCTCTACCCGAAACTACCATGTCTACCTCGGGGATGACTCCGAGGTTTGTGGCGTGGGTAAAACAAGCCTACGAAGAGCTGCAAGGAGAGAGGCAGTGGAACTGGCGCCGACAGTCACACGAGTTCTTATTGCCTCGGGGCTTTGATATTGTTCCCACAGGACGCACGGACCTAGGATTAGAAGTGTGGGGAGATAGTGGGGCTTTTGCTGACTTCGATCTTGATTTTACTTCTTTGTATGAAGCAGGGGACCCTGTTCCTGATTCTAACTTTGCCCTCATGATCAGATCCAACTATCCTGTTTCTTCTGTTGTACTGGAAGGAGATGCCAATTCACGCAATCCTTCGGAGTTCAGAGCTAACGGACAACAACTCTTAGTACGCAAGAGGGAGTTTATTAAAGCGGAAGGAGGGAACACCACTCGTAGACATGAGGTGCAACTCCCGGAGAGCTACACAAAGAGTGCCAATACCGCTCCTAATACCTCTTCCAAGTACGAACTGACGATGGTTTATCCTTCAGTAGGAGGAATAGGTAACGTAACGATATCTCTTGGCCTACCGTGCTTGGAGCAGCTGATTGCTCTTAATCCTTATGAAAGTGACGAGGGGTGCCACGTACGTCTCCGAGAGCTAGTGGATGGCATCTCTCAGACTGAGGTAGATAACATACTGGGAGGGAGTTCGGAGCCAGATGCGGGCCACGTTCTAGGACTTGGAGTGCCCTCTGAAGGACAAACCACGAGAGCTACGTTCATTCAGTACGAACAGTGGAGATCGGAAAACGTCCGCTTATTCAGTAAGGACCCAGGAGTACCCAACAGATTTACTCTGGGACTAGATGATGAGTTACGCTTTAATCGTCCTGCTCACGTGGATTTGGGAGTAGACCTTGATTTCACTGTGCCCATAGAAACACTGCAAGAGGATACCGACACTACCATTGTACCTACTCGCTACCAGGATATTATCATATGGAGAGCCGTGATGTATTACGCTCAGTATGATGAGACCACTCCTACTTTTCAGAGAGCCTTGGAAAGGTATCGTTACTACAAGAAGAGAATGGAAGAGTACGAACTTCCTCAGCTGGTGTTCAAGCCTGCTGATCTATTCGGAGATTACTACCACTAATGACGGACACTCTGCAGTCTCTAGATCTTATATATGGATTGGACTTAAACAGTCCCAGGGCTCGGGCCATGCCGGGGTCTTTGCGTGCGTCTAAGGGGTACGAGATAGATGCCACCGGAGGATACTCCCTCATGAAGGGAGGAGGGTGGATGACCCTCAGTGGACAGACCGAAGCGAGGTACTTCGAGACCTTTGATGTTTACTACTATGCTTTTTGTGAACTGACGGGGATCCCCTCGGGTACTACTGTTCTTAGCGATTCCGGGACTACTATTAATATCCTAAAGGAAGACCCGGCTCTGGCCAAGGAGTTCTTCTTTTCTGGGTACACCGAAGACAACGTGTATGCGTGGGTGGCCATAGAAGGTTTGGGGTTTCAGTTTCTCGATACCAACGATACTTTCACTCTAACTAACCCGGCACAGACACTGACTCCCGTCAGTTGGAGAGCACAAGACATACAGGGTTTTTGGAGAATCGCTGAAGTACGCTCTATTGAACGAGGACTATTACCGGCTGTAGTAGCTTACTTCTTGGCAGGTCTGGTGGCCGAGTCTTTTGACCGGCCCACTCCGGACACTCCTTTGCAGGAGGCCAATAGATCTTTTGTGTCCGGTATCTTTTTCAACGACTATGATGCGTACTACATGGCACCTAACGAGGTTGCCCCTGACGGTAACAGTCCCCACTACCCCAGAGCGCTCCCAGGAACTTCTGGAGCTAACTCTGCAGACGGGATGCACTCAGCCAAACAAACTGCTGAGATTGCTTTCGATGAGGGAATCCTCCGTCCTATAAGTAATAGATTGCTAAGTACCATCCTGGAGAACGTCGGAAGTCTGGACGGGTTTCAGAACTTCATTAATGAGACCTCCACAGAGGGGGATGATTTCTACATCCCCGGCAATGTAATCTACAAGGAAGTAGGGGGCACCGCCTATTGGGCCACCATCAGTGATGTGTACCAGGCTCCGGGAACTGAGTTTGTAGGAGAGAACATCTCTAATATTCGAGCTGCTTCAATCGAGAACGTAGCAGATATCGGAGCGGAGATCTCCAACACTCAAGTGTTGGACGGAGTAACTCTGGCAACAGGGGACTTCGTTTTACTGAAGGATCAAGACGACCTATCAGAGAACGGACTTTATCAGGTGAACGGAGACGGCCTTACCGTTACCCGTTTCCTACTCGTAGATGATCAGAGCTTTCGTGGAGACAGCGTGTTTCCTGTGAGGATCTTAGAGGGAGATGATAATGTGGACCGGGTGTTCAAGTTTCTGGCTCCTGTAGACAGATCCACTCTGGAGCTAGAAGTAGACGGACTGAACTTTATAGAATTTTTCCCTGCCCAGGGTGTCATCACCGTTTGCGATATATTCTCGGAAACGGGAGGGGTAGTTACTGAGATCACAGACCAGAGTCTGCTGCCAGTAGATTCGGTCCCTTGGGAAGAAGGACGGGTGGTGTATTTCACCGATGGCAATGGATTTTTGGATTCTATCCAGCCTGGGGAATTTATTGGGTCTATGGATTCAGGTTTCGGCTCCACAGCGCAGTCAGTTCTTTTGAGAACAGTGCAGCTAGGAGGGAACTTCTTTTCTGGTACCGCAGTGGGATACATAGTGACCGGCCCCATACAAGGAGTGGTAGGGAACCCCCCGGAGTGGATAAGAGGGGACCTACTAAGAGATGTGTCAGATAATGAAGCCGGGACTATCATTAGAGGATCTGACAACGACGATGTCAGGGATGTACTAACTACAACGACCACAAACCTCGCTGTAACCTTACCGAGCTTCGATGACATCGTGGATGCCGGAACTCGTTATCAGTACGTGGAGCACAATTTCCTAGCACTGGACGCAGACAACCAGCCGAATAGTAATCCTCTTTCTGCGACATACTTAGTGAACGGTGTAGGCACCGCTCTTGAGTTTACTAGAACTACAGGAATTACTAGAATTAGAACGGGCTTGCCTTTCGATAAGGACAAGCCTACGTACGTTTCTGTGCACGCTAACAGTCTCATTTTGGCTTACCCCGACGGTACCATAAATCTCAGTGTTCCAGGACAGCCCAAGAACTTTAGTGGTGTCCAAGGAGCGGCCACGTTCGGAGTGGGGCGCACTGTTACCGGATTAGTGAAACTTAATGGGGCCTCCACGGCCATCTTCACAGACGATAGTATCTACATCTTGCAAGGGACGTCGACACTGGATTATGTGCTGAGACCCTTCTCAGAGAACACGGGATGTTTCCCTTACACCGCTGTGAACATGGGGGAGGTCCTATACTGCAACCGCCACGGTATATCTACTCTGCAAGCTTCTGATGTCTACGGGGATTTTAGATCCATCTTAGTATCGGATCGTGTGCGTCCCTACATGGATGTCCGTCTAGACAGAAACACCAGTAGCCTGGAGTCCGAGGCCGGAGGTGGAGGCTCCAGCAGGATATTTAGTCCTACAGCCCCATTGCTGGCCTATGCATTTCCCTCTAAGAATCAATACCGCCTCGTCTTCAATGACGGCTCCGTGTTGATTACCACACTACAAGACTATACGAGCTCCGGTCCTAAGTTCATGACAGACTGTCTGGAGAAGAGGCCCACAGAGAACTCGGATTTACTACTTAATCACATAGTAGTAGTACAAGATCAAAACAGGTTGGGACAGGATGTGGTCCTTCAATCGATCTCGGCAGGGGAGAACAACGACAACTACGGGATACGAAGGCTGGAGTTCATTGCCCCTCTGAAGAGGGACACCACGGCCTGGATAGTCATAGGCCCTTACTACGGAGAGAACTTCGTAACTGAAGAGCAAACTGACAACTTTGCCTTGCTGGCCGAAGGCAGTCACTTACCTCTGGGAGTTACTATCTCTAATGACGAGACAGTTAACGTCTACCCTGACTCAGAAGAGTATGACCAAGAGGGACAATTCGGATCTTTGGTTGCTCCGTTCGGTCCGGGATTTTACGTAGATCCCCGAGTGCACATCGCACATCGCTCAGATTCGGGGAAGTATTTACTAATAGGATTATCAGCAGACCAGAACGAGTACGACGTGTACTTGCCTCACCGTCTGCAACAAGTGATCTCGGTAGATCAGAACCGCAGATTCACCAGAACATAAGAGACTATATATGGCTTTATTTGATACAATACCTACGGGAGTATCTCAGGCTCCCAACGAGGCGTTTGTAAGAAAGACCCAATCTAATGAGCTGACCTCCACCAATTTGAATAACATTCTTGCACAAGGAGGGGACTACATTCAGAATGCCCAGTCCCGAGGTCAGGAGGTGGCAGCAGGACGGGGGTTGCTCAACTCCAGTATTGCTTCGGGAGCCGCAGAGAGAGCGGCCATAGAAGCCGCTGCTCCGATTGCAGCTCAAGATGCATCGGCGTACCGCTCAGCTGCCAGTGAGAATCTAAACTACCTCAACCAGCGTGACATCGTAAACCAGCAGGATGAGCTCAGTCGCTTTCAGATAGAGACGGACGACGCAACACGCCGTTACGGCATCGATACGCAAGATGCCACGAACAGGTACGGCATAGACATAGGAGCAGAGACAGCTCGCTACCAGGCCGATGCCTCGGCCAATGCTACTCTCGGGGCGGCCAGTATCTCAGCTAACGCAGCCCGCTCTAACTTGCAAGCCCAACTGGCACACAATAGCCAACAAGCAGACCTGGAAAGGATGCACGGCATCACGATGCGCAACTTGGCCTTCGATCAGAACCTGGCAGCAATGGCAGCCAGTCACGATCTGGACCTCGATCAGTTGGCCGCTCGGTCTTTCTATGACATCCAGCAAATGGCAGCTCTGGACAACCTGGCCGTACGAGACCAGGGTATGAGCTTTGTGATGGGTGCCTACAATAACTATACTGGAATGGTACAGAACGCCCTGACCGGTGACTTCGATGCAGCGGCCATGAGCCGACTACTACAGACGGCAGGTAACTACTTGGACGGCAGCATCACGTTCGGCGGAGAGTTGTTCTCTAGCTTTCCTCCTTTCGATTTCGAATTCCAAAATTACGGAGGTTAATATGAAGTGTGGAAAAGAACCAGTCGGTATGTTTTGGAACATCGTAGCCGGAGTGGCCGGAGGACTACTCTCTAGCAGGAACTCTCGTAAGCAGCAACAGAACAGCTTACAAAACACCAGGGAACAGAACCGAGGTGCCCTGGAGAGACAGAGAGAGCAACAAGCATTCGAGGAGCGTTTGATCAACCGAAGGAACGTAGCCGGTGGACCGGCGTACGGAGGGGACGCAGGACCTGTGCCTGATTTCTGGTTCGGTCTCAAGGACCAAGCCGAGGGCAGCAAGATCTCTAGCTTCTTCCAGGACATGAATAAGACACGTAAGGCACCGGAAGCACCGGCAGGTGCTGGCCAAGTGGATCTTTCCAAGTACCAGAGGATGGGACGAGGGGATGCTCGTACGCCACTGACGTATGATGCTGTTGCACAAGACACCCGGTCTCAGGATACGCAAAGCCTGCTCAACATCTTTAATCGAGGTAATGGCGGTGGATAATATAAAGCTACTAAGAACTAAGGCCACGGAGGAATACCGTGCTGACATGGCCACGGCAGTGAACAAGTTCATGACTCAGAAGAATGCCATGAATGGTCTCCTGAGCAAGATGTCCAGTACGGATATGCCCATGGCCCAAGAGATCGGGCGCAACGCAGTCATGATTAGCTCTCGGGCTCTGGAGCAGGCCAAGGAACAAGGAGTTGATATGCCTGCCTCGGCTGCTTGGTCTATCCCTGCAGATCAGAAAGATGTTGGCGGGGCAGTGGCCACGGCTATCAACAACCAGATTGCAATGGGTAAAGCAGCAGGTCTCATCTCTGATGAGGACGAATCTCAGCTCATCCAGGAGTCTTTTATGTACTCTGTAATGGAGGGCCAAAGGGACCCTAATTTAGCCGAAGGAGCAGGCGCTCTGGCCGAGAAGATGAACGAGCAAGGTGCTGATCCTGTGAAGGACGGAGGTGCCAGGGGCATTCTAAAAGAGCTAGAGTCTGATCCCAAGGGGATACTGGCCCTTAATGGTGTAACGGGCTCTCAGGCCGGGGATACTATGAGTGGCTCTCTCCCTGAGGGAGGAGCATCGGGCTTGCTAGACCAGTTGATGGGAGGGCGGTAATGAGCTTCAATTCAGATGACCTGATTGCAGGATTGTTGGGAGGCTTCGGAGCATACGCTAATCAAAAGGCCGATGACCAGGAGAGAACTCGCAGGGAAAAGGAAGAGGAAGAACGTTACCAGAGAGATCAGGAACGTCGCCGAGCAGAGCGTCAAGAAGACGCTGACTTCAAACTTAAGTTGCTGCAGGACCCGGCAAGGAAGGCTATCCGTAAAGAGGAGCAAGACGCAGAGACAGCGTCCCGCCTGGAACTGGAAAGAGAACTACAAGGCATAAAAGCTGAGTTCAAGCGACAAGGCCGCGCCGAGGAAAGACAAGAAGAGGACGAGCGTTACCCGCTCTTGCGCCAGCGTCGCCAGGAGGGGTTGGCAGACTCTGCTCGATATCGAGGACAGCCCCAGTCTCGCAGACGGGCTCCGGCACCGAAGGGTCCTAGTACCCGTATGGTGAAGGCCCGTGTAGACCAAGCAAATAACTCTGCTGCTTTCGTCGACGACCCTGAGAGACAGGCTAAGCACGGTCCTGGAATTTTACAAGCCGCAGAGAACTCTTCAAGTGACACAGATTTCCAGCGCCGAGTGGCCGCAGAGAGATTACGAGGACGGCCCATTCCGGCTCCTAAGCAAGGATCTCAGAAACCTGAGATTTCTCCGGCTCACATCGAGATGCTCAAGGGCAATCCCTCTCCTGAACGTCAGGCACAATTCGACGAGATTTATGGAGAAGGCGCAGCTCGGTCAGTGTTGAATGGCTAACCCTTTCTCAAGTTCCTCGAATCCTTTTGGGCAAGGCACCAATCCTTTTTTGGAAGAAGCTGAGGACCACACTTCTGAGCAGCCTCTGAGTCTTATGGATCGGCTGTCTCATCACGGGGGACAGTTCATATCTGGCATCCTGGATGTCGGAGGCAAGGCCGTGAGTGGCACGGCTAACCTGGCAGTGGAGGGGGCCGAGAACCTTTCTAACTTGTCAGGCACTATTGCGGAAAAGTTCGGAGCCGATACCCAAGAGGACGTAGATTACAGAGTAGAGGATTCTCCTCTGTCCCTGATCAACGATGCCGGTAAGGCAATCAGTGGTGCCGGTGCAGCTGTGTCAGAAGAGCTCTCTGAGGAGAGTCTGAAAGGAACTCTGGGATCGGACCTGTCTTCTGGGGCAGGACAGCTGGTGGGCCTACTGGCCACGGGAGGTATTGCCAAGAAAGGAGCCAAGAAGCTCCTCGGCAAAACGGACGAGGCGGCTAATGCTCTGGCCGGAGGTACCGCTTTGGGAGTGGGTGCTACGTCCCAAGCTCAGAGTATGTACGAGCAAGCCATAGAAAAGGGCGCATCTAAAGATGACGCCGAGAACATGTTGTTTGCAGGAGCGGCCATAGGCAGTTTAGATGCCTTGCTGCCGGACGAAGTATTCAGAGCGGCTTCAGCAGTCCGTCCTTCTTTTGCCAAGAAGTTGAAAGAGGTTGCTGGAGCAGCGGCCCTGGAGGGAGGCACTGAAGTTATCCAAGGTACGGCCTCTAAGATAGCCCTCAACGAAGTGGTGGATCCTTCGGAGGTGCAAGAACTAATTGATTCTGGTACTATACGAGAAGGCCAGGTAGGAGCCATACTCGGAGCAGTAGTGCGTGCTGCTGTGCCGGGAAAGAAAGTAACCTTCAATCCAGAGGAACAAGCATTTAATGTCGAGAGTGAGACGTCGTCTGAAGCACAACAAGAATCTGCCGAAGTTCCCGGAGTACGGGAGCCGGAGTCACAAGAACAGCCGGTGCTGGATGAAACGTTTACAGCAGCGTACGAGTCATTGGACTCTGTACCTCAGGGAGAACAGACCCCGGCAGACGAGACCACACTCGATCCAACAGAAACACCGCCACTCGAAGAAGCTAGCCCAATACTTCCGTCTGAAGAGAGCGGGAGTACAACGCCCTCTTTCGAGGAGTCTTTCACCGAGCTAGAGAAAGTAGAGCAACTACAAGCACGGGCCTTGGAAGTTCGAGAGGAACGTGCTGCCGAGAAGGTTATAAAGTCTGATAGACAGCTCCGCGTAGAACAAGCGAAACAACAAAGGAAAGAGAACTCTGAAGTTGCTGAGGCTGCCATAGCAGAAAGAAACCTCACTCCGAAGATGAACAAAGTACGCAAGGTATTCAATCGCTACTTCACTTCAGAGAAAGGAGCCGGTGCTTTCAGTTCTTCAGATTCGAAGTTCCAGTCTGAGCGCTCACCCCTGGCCACGAAGCAACAAGAATTCAAAGGCCAGGTGGCCTCTTCCCAGGTGGACTTCTCTATCACAAAGAGAGAACTCGATTCCCTGGTGAACCACGGGGCCGTAGAATATAATTCTAAGGATCGTGAGGCCATGGTGCAGTTCATGGAGAACAGCGGCACCTTGCCTGAGAACGTCAAGGCAAACCAGCCTCTGGCAAAGCTACTGGAAGAGAAGAAGGGTATCATTGATACTCAGGACAAGATCCTGAGGGCCAAAGGAATTATCCCGGAACAATCCGGAGATCCCCAAGGTGATATTGTAGGTGCTCTGGATGAAGACACCAGAGTGGGGTACGTACACCGAGAGTACGAGATGTTCGCTGCTCCCGGAGACGCCAAGCGTTGGGTGGAGCACGTCAAGGCCACACGTCCAGAGGTGTACCAGGAACTAAAGGACTGGCAACAGACTGAGGACGGAAGTGATTACTTAGGCTCTGCGGACCAGGAGAACTGGTCTCTGGATGGAGCCCTAGTAGAGCTGGCTTCACGTTCTAAATCTTGGGGCCAAGGTGGTTCTGGATCTCTCCTCAGAGAGGACACCTCGGCAACTAAGAAGCGTAAGAGCATTCCGGCCCCAGTAAGAAGGTTCTGGGGAGAGGTACGAGATCCTGTCCAGGCCATTGCTCAAACAGAGGCCGCTCAGTCGCAACTACTTCTGCAGCGCAAGTTCCAGGAAGACCTGGTGCAAAGTGTCGTCGAGTCAGGAGAGGCCGGTTACGGTACTAACAAGGCCGAGCAACAATGGGTCAAGCTCAAGGATAATGCCCCTGAGACTCATCCGTTCAAGGACCTGTACGTATCTCCGGACCTCTACAGAGTGCTCAAAGATCCTGACGGACGAGCGGAGGCCGGTGCGGATGCGACAGATGACTCAACCTTGACAGACACTAAGTTCGGGGCCTTTAATCAGGCCGTGGACGGAGGCAGCCTCCTGGGTACCATTAATACCTTGGGCAAAGCCAACTTGGTTATTTATAACCCCGGTTCCCATGCCAAGAACGCGGCATCAGTAGTCTTTCTATCTGCGGCCAACGGTACTCGGGCAAGAGATATTCTCTCGGCCACTAAGCTATCTGGATTAGTAGCTCGTCACCGCGACTCGATTGCTAACCCGGCCAAGGCCAGAGAGTCAGGGAAGGATCAGTTCTCTGAACAAGAGCTCCAACAAGTCCGTGAAGTGTTAGAGGCTAACCTGATTGACGAGTCAGTACTCGGAGAGGAGTCCTTACAGAACTTCAGGAGGGTGGTAGGGGAAAGTATGAACACCGATCCCTCCGCTACACAAAAGACCGTAGAGGGCTACAAGAAAGTTACTGAGAAGATCGGAGCGGCATTCCAACGTCCCGATTCTATCGGGCGTATCGCTGCGTACTTGACCAATAAGAACGTACTGGAACGTTCCAAGTTCGGATCGGATATCCAAGACCCGGTAGAGCGGCAGCAGGCCATTAATAGAGAGGCCGCGATGCGTGCCCGGAACACCTACCCTACTTACAGTAACGTACCCTTGTCAGTATCCCAGTTGTCGAACAAGCCCGTGGGGGCGTTTTTCTCCTGGACGATGGAGTCAGCTCGTACGTATATACAGAACTACCGTATTGCCGCCACTGATATGGCGTCTGGGGACAAGGCTCTGGTTGCTCACGGAGCCAAGAGGATGGCCATGAATGCCCTGGTTCCTACGACGCTTGCCGCTGTCACTGCCAGTGCTTTCCAAGACATGGTTAACGAGTTGGGATTCGGTGCGGATGAGGGCGAGTACGACGAAGAAGAGGCCAAGAAGCTTCGGGCTCCTTGGATGCTGGATCACCAGGTCGTGCACTTCAAAGATGAAAAGGGAGATATCCGAGAGATAGACGTGACCAGCACGCTACCTTTCGCCATCCAAGAGGTCCTCATCAAAGCAGCCTCAGATCTACTGTCTGATGGGGCCACGGACGAAGAACTAGATGAGACCCTGACAAACATCTATAACGAGTTCGGCAGTTCTGTACTGGGAGAGAACATCGGGTTCTCTGCCGTAAAAGCCGGACAGTCCCTGTTCACTGCGGGTATAGAGTCAGCAGCCGGGAATAGTGCGGAGGCAGAGACTCAAGCGAAGCAAGCCGCCAAGGACCTCAAGAGATTCTTGCCCGGAGTCTTAAGGACCCTGGGGGACTTTAAGGAGGGTGACATCGTCAAGGGCATGACCCGAGCTCTGGGAGCCACGGCTCAGAAGAGAGACCTGGGAACTCAGGCTTTCTTCAAGACGAAAGAGTTTAATCAGCACCGTAACAATAACAGAAAGGATGTGCTGGAGAAGCTCGACGTGGCCACCACGGACGAGGAACTGACCAAGGTACTGGAAGATTACTACCGGGCCGAACTAAGTTTCCAAGAAGATCACCGAGAAGTTGGAGTTGCTCTCACGCGCCAAGGTATGAGTGGCAAAGAGGCCACTGAGAGGATGGGCAAGATGACATCCCGCATTCCCGGAATAGGGAAGACAGCTTCGGGCAAGATCCTAAGGGGGTCCCCGGTGATAAAGGACCTCAACATAGACTACAAAGACTGGACCCCGCAGAAGAAAAGAAAGGTCGCAAAGATTACGGCCCAGATTAGAAGAGAGGCACGAAGAAATAAATGACTACTCTATTTGAAAGAGCCCGAGGAATGGTAGGCCTGACACAACAAGGAGCTCAGAGCTCCAACTCTCAGCCTGCATCAGGGTCCCAGAGGCCCACGGTTCGTCAGGGATCTACGACGTTCGGTCTAGGGAGCCTGTTCCAGAGGAACAACGTAGCTCTCAATGCCGCTCCTATCGCTCGTCAGCAGCGCACAGAAGGCCCCACGGCAGTAGTCATCCCTGATCCGGTACCTGAAGAGCCTGCCCCGGAGATCTCTGCTCCTGAGCCAGTAGAGCCGGTTGAGCCCCCTCCTGGTCCTCCTGCTAACTCGGCACCTTTGGCCAGACCAGAAAGAGATCCGAGGTATAATTACCACGACCCCCGAGGGGTGCCCCGTACTGGAGTCTATCTGGCCCGAGGGAACGCACACGCCTTAGGAGTCAGCACCCCGGCCAACCCTCCGAGTCCTGTTGCTACAGGACGTCCGGAGATACCGGGAGGCCAAGAGGTGGCGGTAAATCCGGTGATCGAGGATCGAGCCCCGACAAGTGGGAGACCTACAGGAGTAGGACAGAGTGCCCCGGCACCCGTAACCACAACCGTAGCTCCAACCGGAGGCATGCCCGAGGGATTCTCGGGAGGGGACCAGATTTGGCAACAAGGTGTGGAGTCTCTGACGGAGCCCCTACCCACCCTCAGCATCTTCGGAGAGGGTCCGGTATCCCCTGACAGAGTACAGACTACAGCAGCCAATCTGAGGACGTACATAGGGCAGTATAACTGGCCCCAGGAACTTAAGTCCCAGCTCTTGCGAAGGATCGATGACATGGAATCGGGAATGATGGCAGAGTTGCTACAACGTAACTCTGCTCCCGAGCCGGGCTTGGATCCCGCCTTACCAATTAGGAACGTACCCAATGAGTTTTGATTTCATACAATTCTGGAAAGAGATTAATAAGCCTCAGCAACCTAAGGCACCTGGGGTCCCTGAGAAACCGACGCCTCCCGTGGCATCCGCTCCGGCTCCGCAGACTCAAACATCAGCGCCTGTGCCACAACAAGGTAGTAGTCGACAGCACGAGATGATGGATTACCTGAGCAAGTCCCAGGATAAATACTACGGTCCCGGAGGCAAGTATGCTCCGAACCAACAACAGGCAGAGAACCAATCGGCCCCTACAGTGGCCGGTGGGGGAGCTCAATCCCTGGAGATGTTCTCCCACTTGAAGAGGCACTAATAAGATGTTAGGTAAACTAAGAGCACTGGGTGCGGCCAAGCTTGCCCCGTTCATCCTTGCCGGACTCGTAGCCTGGACTGCCGGTGTGTATTTCTATGCGCTGGGGAAGGGTACGGCTGCAGGAGAAGCCGATTGTAAAGCTCAGCTTCAGGAAGAAGTGAACAAGAGGGTACAGGCCAAGCTCAAAGAGGAGCGACTAAAGGCCCAGAGAGATATCCGGATTGCCGAAGAGGCCGGGAAAGAGAAACAAAAGATCGAACAAAGACTAGAGGAACCCCTAGATGAAGAAGCAGCTGCTGATTTACCTGAGTGCCTTACTTCTAACGAGTGGGTGCGCTGGATCAAGAGTTAGGTTAGTATGGACAGACGATGAACCGGTAGAGCGTAATTGTCCCGAGTTCTCTGAGGAACTGTGCGAGGCATTCGCTGAGTACGAGGAAGACATGAACTGGCTGGACATCAAAAAGACCAATCGGTTGAGGAACTACCAATATGAACTCTGTCAATTAAAACACTCTGTACTGCTACAATGTACGGAAGACAGATAAGAGAAAGGGACCTTAGTGGTCCCTTTTTTATTTCCTGTAGCAACCCTTCTACTAATCTGTTGAGGTGCTCTCCGGAATTCCTGTCAGTTGAGAGGTAACGTACTCGTTCCAGGGTTTGTTCAGTTCATCCAACCTTTCGGCAAGAGACCTCAGGTGGTGAGACGGAAATACACCACTGTTCTCTACAGGGTTGAAGTAATAGTAACCGTCTTCTAAAGCCAAGAAGTACTCTTTCTCTTCTTCTGTTCTCAAATCTGCGAATTTAAACACTAGTTGGGCTTCCTCCTATGCTGTCTACTATAGCCACGGGCTTAAGGTCTCATTCCGCTGAGGCTTGCCAAGCTTTCTCCTTGACCAAACCATCACCCCAGCTAGTAAGCTCATGACCCCAACTACAGACATTATGAAAAAACAGAGAGCCAAGAGAAACAACATTATAGGCCCCAAAGGTCCGCAGAGAACCCACACGATCACTTCCTCTTCGGAAATAGGAGCCTCTTGGAATAATAAGATCAGTCCCACTAAGCAGAACAATACTGCTCCTGAACCGAACCAAAGTAAGGGACCAGGAATTTCCACTAGGAACTCACTCATGATTTATTTTTTCCTTTAGACAATGAACGAGGTCCATTAGCAGGCAAGAGACGAGGTAGAGCAAGAGTATTAAAGGAAAAATGAACGGGGCTGCGCTGGAAACGAGCAGTACCGCAGTGTCGTGTTCGTCAACGGACTCCTCGTACTTCACTAAATAGTATGCACCTCCCAAAAAGACCACAATACTTGAGACTACCCACAACGCAACTAATATATCCATTACCCTGGTCCTCCTCTGTCTGCATGCACGGTATGGTAAGTAAAAGCTCCGTAGGCCAGTCCTCCTCCCATGACTCCGAACAAGGGCACGAAAAGATAAGCAGCAGATCCTATCTGAGCTGCCACCTGATTTATAGCTATCACCAATATCACTCCCACGAAGTAGGCCATAATAAATATTATACTCAGAACCAAGGCAGTGACTATAACAATTGCCGCCTTACCCACCTTCCTTCTTCCTATCTGGCAAAGCCCAGATCATCTGCTTACGAACTTCCAGGACACTCGTGTCCCTGATTCCCTGATCAGGACCTTTAAGGTTCGTCCTATAATCTGGTGAGGTTACTACCACTAGTATCTTAGGCTCCTTTCCCTTCCAAGGAAGTCTGAGCGTGGTCCCTGGGTACTTAGACAGAGAGTAATTATAGGCCTTGTAGAGAGCAATCGATGCTCCGTCATATACTCCGATACTAGATCCGGGCTCTATGTTTTCTATTGTCAGTTCCCCCTCGTAATACTCCTGAGAGGGCTGCGAGCAGGGAGATACTGTCTTAGATGTTTTAAGTTTCTCTAACTCCTTTCGAAGTTTAGAGACTTCTAGTTCCAAGTCTTGCACGCGTACTGCATTAGGATCAGAATACTTCCAGAGTGGAGTAGGCCAGTAGTAAGGAGGGCGATTCCTGTTATTGTCGAAGGGATCAAAATCCATAATGGTGGTCATAATTTTCTCCTAATTTCATCACGTAAGTCTTTTTTCTTAAGTTCGTCAATGCAGCGGCGTACGGCGGCCACTTCTCGGTTTGTGACTGCGTCGCTCTCTACGATCTTTTCAGCACAAGAAACTCCGTGATACGTGTTTAATCTTTTATTCAATTGTACTAAGTTCGCATAGCTTGCTTCTTGGTCGGGGAACACAGCCTTAAAGTACACTGCCATGGACGGTAACAAGAGGCCAAGGACAATACCAATAAAGAATTTCTCTTCTTGTGTAAACATCATTCAAAGTACTCCGGCTCCGGCAGGTTGTCTATCCATTCGTTCTTTTTTCTAGCTGTCTGCCGTCTCTTTTTGTCACACTCTCTAAGCAGTCCTATCTTTTCTTGAGCCTCCGCCTTAGCTAAGTCTCGCAACTTCTTGGTGCCAGAGAGCTCTCCGCACTCTTGCTCGTCCCATTTAGGCCACCTCCACAAGTTAGCCCTACTAGGATACCGGACATCATAGCGGTTAATTCTAGAAAGTTCTTGTAGAGAGTCTCTGTATGCTAAGTTCCCATCTCTCAGTACTTCAATAGAATACCTATCGGGCATGCTGGCAGGCACTAATCTGTAAGTACCCACGGGATAAACGTAACTTGCTACGCAATCCTGTATTGCTTTTTCCCTGTACATATCGTACCACAGGTAGTCTACTTCTTCTACGAGACAAGAAGTCAGTATAACAACAGCAGGTACAATCATCTCTGCGCCACGACCTCTACAATTACCCAAATCAGGAACGCCAGGGCTCCCAGGCTAATCAAGTTCTTTCCCAACTTATTTATCATCCGTAGTCCTCTTTTCTAAAAGAGACCCCTAAACCTTCTAGTGTAGGAATAACTTTGTCTTCGAAGCAAGAGAAGCAAATGTCGGCTTTTGTGGTAGTACCCCAGGTTTCCCACTCATTATTAAAACTCTCTTTCATGTAGATAGATGTAATATCCCTACATGATTCCTCAGTATGCCATACTACCCCGTGTCCTGCCCATCTCGCGTCTCGGTATTCCTTTCCGCACAAGTCGCACTGCGCTCCGGCACTCTTAGTTTCTGTTCTCTCTTCCTGAGCCGGGATTACCACTGTCTCTTCGAGCTTCATAGCAAGTTATCCTTAATGAAGTCAGCAAAGGCCCCGGCATATCTCAGATCATTTACTTGGAGGGCCTCTCCTCGGGCAGTCAAGACGTAGTAGTCCTCTCCCCCCTCGTCGTAAGCGATGCCCTCGTCAACGAAAGTTAATCCAAACTCTTGGATGTTCTCAGTCATTACGTTGTCAATGGCCCTTTTCCAGGCAATTGCCTTCTCATCTTGGAACATGTCAGGTTGCTTCATTATCTCTACTCTCCCACTGGTTTAGCATCTCGTGGTACTCTATTGGCTCGTATCCTATGTGCTCCAGGCACGTGTTAAAGTAATCAGCCCCGTCCGGTCCTCCGTTGTGACAGTGCCCGTGTATGTTCCGTCTTCCTCTGAGCTCCGTTGGATGTATTGGGCAATGACTAAGCCAGAACTTCTTATACCGATGCAACCCTACCACATCATCGAAGTATTGTAAATACTCGGAGGCATTAAGTAGGTCGTGGTTCCCTCTCACGAGGACCTTCGAGCCAGTTAGATCTTCGATCGACAACAGCCCTTCTTTCGTGAAAGCCGCATCTCCCATTACGTACACCTTGTCGCGCTTGCCAACTACTCTGTTCCACCTGTAAATGATTTCTTCTCGATGCTCTTGCTCACTTTGTATAGGAACTCCAAACCTCTCTAGTAGGGGGCGGAACTTGTGGACGTTCGTGTGGCCAAAGTGCAGGTCTCCTATAAAGTAGACACGGCTCATTGTTTCTCTCTCTTCATCAGTAGGGCCAACTCCTGGGCTGCTAATCTTATCAGGGACTCCAGAGCCGGACCATATATCCATATGGCCCAAGCCCTGGCTGCGTTGTGTCCGATCTCATTAATGCGGAGGGCATAGGCCTCCACTTGAGAGTTTCGGAACTTAGGATGTCCTCCTAGTGCCATTTCTTCACTATGTGCAGTCCTGCCCACATAGGGAGAGATATAGGCCAGAAAACTCCTACCATGAGGGCAAAACCCTCCAATCCTCCCTTAAACATCTCAGAATATTCCTGTAGTAGGTAACCAGCAGTTATACCAGCAACAATAAAATACAACGCTAATATGATAAGAACGATCATCGCGCCAAAGGAACCAGCAAGTCTTTACGTACGTCTTTTGGTACGGTTGTAGTACGAGTGCGAGAGATGGCCCCACAATCTTCACATCGGTACGTGGGATAGCTACCCGAGGCAGTCAGGTAAGGTGGCTCTTCCACGAGGTTACCAGAACCGCAACTACTGCACACGTGACCTTTTTGCATCAGCACTCCAAAGTTAGGATGACTCGGAATCCAAGGTAGCAATTCCTTGTACAAGTCCCGTAACACTACCACGTCTTGCTCATTGTAGTCAACCATTTCCTGAAGAGCCTCTGTCTCTCCGTTGACGCACCGCATCCAGGTCTCCATACCACCGGAGTCTCCCTTCAATTCTAAACTAAGAGTGCGAGCAATGTGGGCTAGCTTGTTAGACCCGAAGTTAAACTTCTTCTTCAGCGTCACTAGAGTATCCACGGACTGGAACGGACTCGGTGGGGGCATACCGTACACGAGCATACGGGAATTGATCTTGGGGATGTCGAAGCGGTTACCGTTGTGAGCAACTACGATGTCCGCCTCATCTAATAACTTCCACAGGTTATCTACCATGGGAGAGTCATTATCAAAGATACCCGCATCCCACGAGGGATGGCTCAGGAGGCTGTCAGACTCCACAGGACCGTCGTTAAACGCCCAGGAGTAGCTGAGCATGTACCAGTTGTTAACTACGGCCTCGGGGCTTACGTTGGCCTTCCAGAACTGCCACACAGCGGCCACAGTAGGGGCGGTTTCAATATCGATGTACAAGATCCGTGGCTGAGGAACCTCTACGTTAGCCGGAGGGGAGCCTCGTAGGACCTGGCGTACCTGGTCTCGGGTTACCCCGTCAGGGAAATTAACTTCGTCGTTCTTGGCGCTCTGAAACACCTCGTCTTTATTGGAAGTTTCGAAGTAGAGCTTCCATAGTATTCCTGTTTGATTATTATCCATCGTTCTTTCCTTTCTTCTTCTGATCCCTATGGAACTGTTTTAGTAGGGGCTCCAAGTTAGCCGTGTCCGGAATTCCCAGCTGGAGTAGTTGGTTTAAAAACTCTACGTTAACTGATTTCGTGGTAACTTCCGCACGCTGTTGCGCTTCTCTAGCCTCATCTAAGTGGATTAGTATGCCTTCTACTTCTGGATACACTAACTTGCACAAAGCTGTCCTCAGAGAGTCCTCTACATGTTCATTTGGCATAGCCATTCTCTTCTCTCCAGTTAAAGAACCTACGAGTCCCAAACCCCACAAGGAACGAGGTTACGCTGAACATTAAGGTCACCAATAGTAATTTATTTCCTGGCATCGGAACGTTGGCCAAGGGGTAAATAATGAATCCGGCCCCGCAACTAATCCAGTACTTAATAAAGATACCCAGGGCTATCTCCCAGGCCGATTCTAGCTTAGTTTGACTCACCAGTTCCTCAAAACATCGTTCAAAAACACTAGACAGAGGCACCCCATACCAACAAAAAAACCCGTAGATCCTGTAGGCGCTGCTGTTTGACGCCAGACCACTTCCGCCATGATAAAACAAAAGACAGCTAGTATAGAGAAAACAAAACAGTACCAGACGTCATCTTTCATAGTAGTCACCTATTTGAATCTCTGAAAATTGTTCCATTGTTATTTCGTCCTTTGAACACTTGCCTTGCTGGCAATACTCTACGTACCAGTATCCAGGAATGTGCTGTACCTGGGGTACCAACATTGTAGATCCATTGATGTGTACGTGTTGAATGTAGTGTCGAGTTCTAGGCTCCTGGTACCCTTTGTCCTTTATAATACCAGAACTCAGAGAGCACCCGGCTATGAGTAGTAATGATAACCCCAGTAGTAGTTTCATTTAGACAGGATCCTCTGAATTTAAGAACAAGAACGAGATGGCCGTGAAAGCAAGCGCCGCTTTGAGTGTCTCTCCCTCTAGCAGAGAAGAAAATAAGAGCTCACTGCACACTAAGATGTACAAGAGCACAGCAAAGATCGCAACCAACTTTATGAGAACAGGATCTTTCATCGACTCTTAATATCAAAGTGTATTGCCATGGCAATCAAAACTACCAGACCCAAGAAATTTAGTAATACTCCAGATAAGTTTCCTTCTTGGTACCAGTTCAGCATCCACAAAAGAGGTATTGTAGAGCATGCCACGAAACCCGCCGCGTTCAGCAGCCTAGTTCTTGTACTCTGTTTCACTCGAAGTACTCCTTCGGAGGAAGATCGTTCCCTTCCGGATAAGTGTCCTCCCAGAGCAGTAGCATCTGAAGATTGCACACGGCATGGGCAAAGTGGTGGTTCCCAGTCTCCTGGTCGTACTCTTCTCCTCCGAGTAAGATCCCATCTAGCAAGTGACGGCAGCACGAGTCGAGGGCCATCGTCCACTGTCCGCCCTTCATATAATTGTAAGTGACGTATTTCTCCGCCCCCTTGGTCCACACTTCCGTAGACTCTATTAAGTAGGGATACAACATACCTATCTCGTCTCTCAAGTAGAAGGGGTCATGGGTCCTTTGGTATTTTCCTAAAGCCCACAAGACACCGAGAGCTCGGCACTCTACCTCACTCGCTCCTGTTCCTGAATAAGATCCACTATCTAACAGACATTTGTGCATATTCAGAAGATCTACATGGTGCCACTGGGTCTTTCCTGAGTTCTTGCGGGCCGTGGTGCCCTTCTCCTGAGAGGTCAAGTCCCCTACTGCAACAACCTCTTCCTTATCTGTCTCAGATGACTCCTTTTGCTCTAGGTCATTACACATCTTTAGATAGTTATAAGAATCTGTGAACAAGGTATTAAGATCATCCTCTCGTTGCTCATCTAGTTGCAGCTCGTCGGAGTACCGTAGAAGACGGGGATCCTTGCACTCCTTATTGTACTCGTCCACTAACCTGTCGTTATACGACGGTGCATCTTTTTCTGGATCTAATTTCATCCCTAAACTCTCCTGTTCCTTTTTCAGCTCCGCCCTTTGCTTCTCCCACTCTAGCAGCTTTTGTTCCAGTTCTACTACAGCCTCTTCTATTACCCTGAGATCCTCTTCTAACAAAACAAACCCTCCTGCGGAAGACAAAAAGCAAAACTGACCATTCAGAAAGCTGTAATCAATTACTCCTAACTTCTTACCCTGTCTATACGGAGTAATAGTGTGATGCTTGGGATGAGGAGATAAGTAATCGTAGACTAGATCTATAGGTTTCATAAGTTATCAAAATCCTCTTCAGAGCTACGATGCTCTTTTGTGTACCCCTGTATCTCAGAGACTCCACATCCTGTTTCCCTCAACTCTGCAGCCTTTTCTTCTGCTTGTTCCAGACTCTCAAAACTCAGCATACCGAAGTCACTGTCCCAGCCGAAATATTTAAATGAATAAAGTTTCTCATTCATTAGACCAATCCCATACTATCTCGTCCCATCCTTTCTCTTGCTCCGGTACGGTCCTTCCTGGTGCCACGAAGCAGCAAAGGTAATCGTTGTTACGACACCAATCTGAATATCTCCAGCTCTTCTTGGCCCGAGTCAGCTTGTTGTTCCTGTGGAATACGAAGCGGATATCCTCTTCCGGGTTGTGCTCACGGACCCACTTCATCTTACGTCGGGCATCGACATCGAGCTTGCCCTTTACCTCTAGCAAGATACCGTTCTTCAAAATGAAGTCCGGAATGTAAACACGCCCGACTTCTGGCTGAACGTATGGGAGCTTAAGAGACTCGTACTCGTATGATATCTGATAATCATCCAGAGTTCCAGCAACTTGTTCTTCCAGCTTACTCCTCATCTTCTCGGGGCCTCACCACTACTGTCTCGTCGATGTGATACAAAGCTTTATTGCTGTCCGTAAACCACCAGGACTTGGCCTCCTTTGTCAGAGCCCGTCCTCGGTGCTCCCAGTGCTCTTTCGTTCCCCACTGGTTCTCCAAGTTCATTGCATCCTCAACTGGATAAAAGGTCACTGACACCCTCCTCTAGGTATACTGAATTTAATTTGTCTTCCAACGTCTTTCGGGCCTCTACAAAACTAGACTCGGTGCCGCTCCACTCCTCGTCTCCTAGCTTCATTGCCCAAACGTACCCTTCTACAGAGTTAGCTTGTCCTGTCATGAGCTTCAGGTCCTTACCTTCATACTCTGTAGATGCCGCACGAGCATAGGACAAGTTGGTTCCTTTTAGCTGCTCCGGCTTGTACTCTTTCCACACAACTTCTAAGGGTCCAAACTTCTCGAAGAACGGCAGGGCCGGTGACGGATCCTTACTTTTCTTTGTCATGACAACGCCCACGCAAAGGCTTCGGCTTTCTTAATGGCTTCTTGTTTAGAATCGCACCACATGTACTCAAAGTTTCCTGTAATAGCATAAGTTCCTCTTGCTCTCCAGAACCATTCAAAATTCTTGTTTGCTACAAGCAGTACAATTCCTTTGTGACTGGCTTGTGTAGCTTCCCACAAGGGGGTCAGTCCTTCTGTTTCGGGTTCCCAGAAGCGAGGGGTCCACTGTAGGGAGGGGGCTCCCACATTTCCCCCGGAGAGGTCTTCATCCACAACAGTCTGCCCGTCTCCAGTATCTCTCGATCCACATTGTTCCATATTGTTTCCTCTTCTATGCTGAGCTCTTGCTTCTCTAACTGCTTCGTGTGGTAATTATAGTACGCCTCTCGGACTTTTGCAAACAGCTTATGATCGGCAGTAGTCTCACCGATTATCTTCTCTGCTCCTTTGATTCCTATTCCAGGAACACCTCGGATGTGATCTGCTGTGTCACCGGTTAGCATCTGAGTATAGAAATTAACTCGGGCTTGGGTAGGTGTTATCTTGTACAATTCTATATTACTCAGTTTCGTGTGCCACCCTGGCACTGTCTCCAGGTCCTTGTCCTCAGAAGCAATGACGTAGTTAGGGGAGTAGTAGTGGGCCGATATAGAGACGTCATCGTCGGCCTCCTGCCCTTCTGACACCGTAGCCCCCCACCGGTCAATCAAGTATTCCCTGATGGCCTTCTCGTGAGTAGGACGGGGAACTCCTTTCCTGTTCCCTTTGTAAGGCTGTATGGTTGCCACTTCATACCTGAAGTTAGACTTATCAGTGGCAGTCAAGAAAGTCTCGTAAGAGGAGTGCTTCACCTGGGAAAGTAGGTACTCCAGTTTTTGTTTAACCAGATGGAGGGCGTTTTCTACGGGCTCTAGCTTCCTCTCAGAAGTAATCTCGTAGTCATCCTCGTCGAGGCCCGAGACAAACTCCCGGGCCTCTTTCTTGTACCTGAACTGCTCCTCTCCGAAGTTAGTGCTGACGTTATATACCATGGGTTCCGTAGCAAATCCTGCCATGAACACTAAGTAATCAGCATCTATCAAGAGGACAGGATTCATTAGTTGTAGTTCCCCTTTCCTACCGGAGTCATCGTAGTTTGCAGATCTACTTGAGCAGACGCCAGAGACATGGCCAACTTCTGGCACGCTGACATGGCATCAGGTAACGTACGAGTCTCGTGCTCCCTGATTCCTGTCTCCTCGTTCACAACCAAATACATAGGCCCTTCGTATGTTCCTGAGAAAGTACTGACTTCTGCCTTTCCGGTAGTGACGTAATACGGACTCATATAGAACGCATAAGGACTTTTCCCCTTATCCATTGAGCCACTCATTGGTATCTTCCTCGCTTTCTTCTGACTCTTCTACGGAGGGCAACTCCTTTTTCTCTTCCAAGATATGAGAAGCAAACTCATCAGTCAAGTGCTTAACCGCTCCCGTAAGAACTCCCATCTTATCAGCGGCCTTGGAAGGCAACTTAAGAGCTCCGTGCCCCAATGCCAACTCTACAGTCTCTACGGCACCTTTAAAAGCACACTGACGAATGATCTTGCGATCCTTGGCATCCCAGTCCACGGCAGGTTTACTCCCTCCTGAAGACCTAGGAGCAGGCTTAGCCTGAGCCTGGGAAGCGTTTCCAGTAGCCTTGATAGATTCGATATTCTTGAACACCTTGTCCTTCCAGGCATTCTCTTCATAAACCACCTTAACTTCTTGCCCTTTCTCCACTTTTAGTGGGTACTTGTTGCCTTTGGTGTAGTAGTCCTCTCCTTCTACAACTACCTTGTAATTACGTTCGTTCTTGTAGATGGCCGAAATGGTTCCAATAACAGTTAGTCGATCACTCACTCTTTATTCCTCAAATTTATACGGCGGTTCAAATGTTTCTTCATACTCTTCTCCTTCACTCCAGTGAGAAGAGCACTTAATTCCCATACCCAGGGGTACGTTCCATTCAATATTATACACTACTTTTAGATAATTAAAAAGGTCTGTAGAAAAAGCCTCCCTTGAAATGTCAGTGAACAGTTGTCTTTCTTCTTCTGGCAACTCCACGATGATACTGTCGTGGATAGTATTCGTTATTAGTAGCTCAGCCTCTTCTAACTTAGCCCGATGCCAGAAATAAACAAGAGCAACAGGTATAATCTCAGCAGTGGCTAACGATTGGATGGGGTAATTATAGATGTTCTGACTATTCTTTACAAATCCACTCTCATAGGCCTTCGTGTCCTTCCAATACATTTCCAGTCCAGAGGCCAGAGTTAACTTCTTATCCCTCAGTACCTTCCCTACCCAACTCCCTTGCTCCTCTGCAATCTTAGAGTACTTCTCATTGAAGGCTTTATAGTAGCGACGCTGCCCCGGAGTTCCCGATGTCCCACCGAACAGGGGTTTGAATGTGTGCTCTTTAGACAGCGTTCTCATGTCCTGCCCCGGATCAGCAGTCTTCTTATTCTTCTCTATCTCCTCCAGAGTCTTGTTATAAATAATAGAAGCGGAGAAGGAGTGCACATCCTCTTTGTTCTGGATAGAGTCTACCGCCACCTTATCTTGTCCCAAGAAAGCTGCAACTCTAAACTCCAGCTGAGCCCCATCTACCTCTCCTACTAGCCATCCTTTCTTTCTACTGGAGAAGAGGGGCTTGAACCTCCGGGGTAAGTTCTGAAATTGGCACGACTTAGCTTTAGGGAACATATCAAACTTCGTAGAACGTCCCGAGCTTGATAAACGGTGAGTCTGTACATTAGTCTGATTCAGGTTTCCGTAGAACAAACCTCCCTTCTCTTCCACCACTCCCTTGAAGAACTCCAGGTTCTTGGACAAAGCGGCCATTACCACAGCCGCTTCTTTCTTTAGTTCCAAGAATCTTTTCTGCTTCTTGTTCTTGGCCTTTAGCTTGGCCAGAGTCTTGGCATCTGCCTTTCTCTGGTCCTTGTCCGTTCGGATGGGAGATCCTCTTCGATCCTTGAGCTCCTCGAATCCCAATACGTCGTAGACAAACTCGGCTACTTGTACAGGAGATCTAGGATTGATGCCTCCGGTCATGTCATCTAGTTCTTGTTCTACCTTGCGTGCTCTCTCTACGTAGTCCTCATACGCCAGCTCTACCTTAGCCGCATCTAGGTGCAGTCCAGAGAACTCGATATCTGCCAACACAGACATCGTAAGGCACCTGGTGTACATAACGGGTAACTTACCCTGGCTGCGCAGAACCTTTCTTTGTCTTAAGAAAATGTTCAGGCACAGTAAGACATCGTAGTCGCAGTACTCTCCGAGCCACTCTATGGGCACGTCCTCTACCAGACCTGCTTTGATCATAGAGGATACCAGGTTAATTTTTCCTGGAAGTCCGTATCTCTTTGAGGTGTGCTCCAGTGATTGTAGGTTACGCCTTACTGCCAGCTGGTTCCCGTATCTTACAAACTCTCCTACTTGAGTGCAGTATGCCAGGATCTTAGTAAGATCCACTCCGCAGTTCCTAAGCCACTGAAGCTCGAACTTGGCATTATGAGCTACTAAGAAGTCAGCACGTTCTATATCTTCCAGTAGCTCTTCTTGCTCGTACTGAGATCCTACTTTTCTTTTCAAACCCTTTTGAGGAGTGTACCAAGAGGACAGTATAATCTCGTTATCAGGGTGTACTGCCGATCCTTTGTCCTGCCCTGTAGTTTCAAAGTCAAGTACGAGGTAGTTATCTCCAAGAAATATCTCGGGGTCAAGGTTCTTTAGAAAGTCAGGGAACACTCTTTATAATACTCCAGAGCAAGCTTGTTAACAGTTCTAGAAATGGTTTTCCAATCGAATCCGGACTCTTCTATGACATCTGCTTCCTCTGTTTTAATATCATTCCCAATGAACTTCAAATACTCCGGGATGTTCTGAGGTACCCGATCTAAATCCATTTCTTGGAAGTAGTCCATACCTTGTTTCAACCTCTCAGGAGTAATCAGTGTCCGAGCAAACTCTGCGATCTTTCCGGCATCCGGATTAAGTTGCTTTGGTTTCTTGTAGTTCTTCTGGTGAGATTCTCCCTTTGCTTTGAACCACAACCCGGTGTCTTTCCTTAGTTCCTCATTTAGAGGTTTAAATACCCACCCCTCTCCCGTCCCTGAGATGCCATACACTGCCTTAGCCCAAAGGCACTCTTTGTCCACTTGCTCAACTAGCTCATTAATTTGGTCTTGGAACTCTTGGGGGTACGAAACTCTTAGAGATCGTATACGAGCTCCCGCGTCGTGAACACTCCTTAATCCTATGCTTGGTAAGCTCCCTATCTCCGTATCAAAACACACGAAGCACCTTTCTATTTCTGATACTGCAACTCCCTTTTGTATTCCCTTTCCTACCCACTCCCCATAGACAGTAGTTCCTACCTTTCTTCTAAGCCACCTAAGAAGCTTCTTCTCGTTTTCTTTTACCCAAGAGGCAAAGCCAAAGTTATCTTTTTCAGGAGTTAGCCTACGATTTCTTCCTTGAGGAATCAACTCTCCGTCCCCTACAAAAATTCCTGCGTTTGTCCCATGTAATTTTACGGTGGCCACAAAGTCTATGTGATTGAGTTGTGGGTAGTTCCTCTGGAGGTGAGCCCACATGTTCCTCAGTTGGCCTATCTTCGGGTATTTTACCATCTCTGGATTCATCAATCTTCTCCTCTACTTTGCTCGTCGTACTTCTCGTGTCCCTCTGTCCAATCTCTGTCCTGCTGAAAAGAATGACCACAAGCCGAGCACTTAGTCACTTCTACTAGAGTAGATTTTTTATTAACAGGACCCATTGTCTGTCCTAGGAGGTCTTCTGGTGTTGATATCTCTTGACCAGGGAAATCAGTCAGACCAACGCCATAACCTTGCTTAAGAGCAATCCCCGTTTTCATCTCTGAGTTGCATCGGCGGCAGTTCACACTTCCTCCCCGCGAGCTTTGGTTAGGGCTGATTTGGCTAAACCTATGGAAACCATTTCCTTCTTTGCGTCTTCCTCGTCACAGATATCACCGGCGGTATGGTCGGCCCACTGAAGTACTGCTTCCAAAGCCCCATAAAGCTCTGGTGCTGCTGAGATTAGGCGGGCGTTTGCTATAGACTCTTGTAGCTGCATCAGAGAAAGAAACGCTGCACCGACAGGAAGTCCGTCGGCTCCGTTGACTATCATCTGGCCTTCTGGAGTGTCTCCACCGGAACGCCAAGGCCCCGGCGTAAACTTTGGTTGGGGGCTAGTCATTCCTTTCCTCCGGTAGTTTTATTCTTACTCATCCTGTCGCTGGCTACATCAGTGGTGACATGACCTGCTATGAACACTCCGAACAAGAACTTAGTCAGATCGATGTATCCTAACTCTGTCATTCTTCCTATAGAGAACATAACCGAGATGAAAACCATAGTTCCCAGAAAGGTGATTACCTTCTTACCTCGTAGGTCTGCAAAGTAGGTCTTAATTGCGTTCATCAGATAATCCTACAAAGAACAGCGCGGCACAAACCATAACAAAAACGTAAACCATTACTCGAACCCTCCACTAAACATCGGTACCACCTGGATATCAATAGATCCGTGAACATCAGTGGCAAACTCATTATAATCTATTTCCACTCTCCATGCAAAGGTATCTAGAGAATAGTCCCAGACACACTCTCCGTAGAGGTAAGTACCAATCAGTTTCCCATCTAAGTAGATAGAAGGGTACAGATCCGTAACTTCTGTCCTCTCTACCCACTCAGTCCGGTCCTCCACAAAGTCATCGTTAATGAACAAGGGATTACTGTAGCAAAGTACGTCTACAATAATAGGGAATATAATTCCGGCTGACAAGCTAATCATTTTCTATTTTCCTCATAAAGAATCCGGAGAATCTAATGGAATATCCAGCTCCGCGTCGTACATTTCCATAGTGCTGTATTTAAATTCAGGAAAGGAGTCCACGTAAGACTTTTCTTTCTCATCTTCAGAAAATACCCCATGAAAGTCTGAGCCCTCTTAAGGATAACTTGTTACAACAACATATACTGTCATTGCGCATTTCTGCCGGCTTCCAGGATAGGAATTCCTGCTTCTGTCGGAATGTACACAACTCCTTCGTTGTCTTCTAGTCCCGTAATCCACAGATACCTAAGATATTCCTCATTTCCTTTGAGTCCTTCTCCTATAATCTTGTTAGCTTCTGCCACCCCTCTGGCTCTCTCAGCCTCAGCTTGCGCTAATAGACCTGCGCTCTCTAACTCTGCCTGAGCCTCTTCTATCCTAATCTGACGATTCTGTTCCGCTCTCCTGAGTTCTGCTTGTCCAGCAAGCCCTTGCTCCCACACCTTATACTGAGGACACCCTGCCGCAAGAGAAACTAATAGTACTAACAAAAAACCCACAATTCTCTTTAGCCAAAACTGTAGAGAGTAGGCAGCAAGTGCGTCTTTCTTCTCTGTTCGTGTTAAATTATCAAAACTATTAGCCATGCCTTTCACTTCTCCTTAAATCTAAGACTACGTAATCCTAGAAGTGGTCGGATCAATTTGTACTTCAAAGTGGTCATGGACCCCTCCTAATTTGTTTTTGCTCAACGAGATCATTCTCATATTGGCATTCTTGAACGTCTCGTTAGCTCCGAATCCTATTATAACATCAACTGCGCCAGGAATTCCAGTCTTACTACTGTCAATATCTCCCATGTCCAGCACTAACTTGTTCTCTGCCGACCCTCCGGCCTGAGTGACACTGACAGCCAAGCACTTGCGTTTTTTACCTATGTCTCTTACTCCCCTGGCAGCCTGTTCTAAATTGCTAACCAGGCCCTCCTCAGAAGCTCTGAGGTTCCTCAGCTGATCTACGATCAGTACATCCGGTTCGTGTTTCTCAGTCAAGTCATCTACTTGCTTCAGGGTTCCCGGAGTTAGTTCTTCCATGACCAAGTTATCATGATTACCCAAAGAAAGCAACTCCCGTGCCCTTTCCACCTCCTTCATCATGGCATCTTGAGTCATCCCCGTGATGCACGACGCGATCCTTACCAGGACTTGAGCCAGAGGGTCCTCGTTTCCTATGTAAAGTACCTTGAGGCCCTGCAACAAGAAAGCCCAGATCATGGTGATGGCCAAGGCCGTCTTCCCTACCTCGGGACGTGCCACAATAAGTAAGTGGTTCCCTCTAAGAGCCCCACCGTTTAGTCTGTCATTCAGCTGCTTTGGAGCAACCTTTATGAGGTTGTCTCTGTCTAACTTTTCAAACAAGAGGTACTCTAAGTCGATTCCCTTGTATTGCTCCTTCTCTTCTTGCTCTTCTTCTAGGTGAACGGAGTCTAGCAGCTCCACATAAGAACTGATAAGCTCCCTTACCTTTCTTTCCGTTGCCCCAGAAACTACAGAGTTAGCAAGCTCGTTACCTACTATCTTTTTCTTTTCCTCCACTACGGCTCGGACAACATTAGATGCCGAAACATCCATGCCCTCAGCAGACTCTAGAACCTGTACAAACAAGCTCTCGTGCTTAGGGTTGTTTAGATTTCTGACAACATCCTCTTTCAGGATATCAGTATCTACTGAGAAGGCTTCAGGATCAGAATCATAGTATGTAGTTACGTGTTCTAGGAGGATTCTAAACTGGCTCGTCAAGGCCTCCTTGTCAATTGTGTTTACAATTAATTTGTGAGCGCTGCGGTCCTTCAGAGCCGCCGCTAACAGTTTGGCCGACAATTAATTTACCTCCCTGACTGAGTTGTAACGATACCCCATCTTAACGCACAGCTCTCTAGACTCCTTAGCTTCCAGTTCTTCTTCTTCTCCCCAACGAGAATTCGTTACCCTGTACACAGTGTGCTCCGGAACAGAGGAATCAATGTGTCCATAGAACACCAGTCCATCCGGAATGTGAGCGCAACGCTCCTTAGTTTGCTTATAGAGACGTTGCTGAAGAGCCAGGGCCATCTCGTTCCCTTCAATTAACCCCTCTCCTCTGATGAACAACTTTCCGTTCTCGTGCCTTCCTATATTGAACGTGTGCCTAGTATTCATTTTTTCACCTTGTAATAAGGGTCGTTGACAAAGGATCCTTTGAGCTCTCCTGCAACATCACATCTGCGAGGATCTCCTTCTCTGGGCTTAGAATAAACTTCATTGTCCGATTCTGATCTCTTTCTGCTGTACAAGGGCATCCTGTAAAAATCCCTTTTTATATCCTCATCATCTCCCTCGTACGGGAGCACTGTTACTTTAGGCATCATTAAATAAGATCTTTTTTGTCTGAGGCCTTAGGCTCTGTTAATAAGTTGGTGTCGTGTATGTGCAAGGAACACACGTAGACTTCCGTTAAGAACTTAGTAAAAAGATAACACCTCATGGTTGCGTGGGCCAATCTTCCTGCTCTATCTGACAGTATAACAAAGTAGTCTCCTTTCTTTTGTTCTAGACCTGTAAGATCTATTCCTGATCCTGAGATCTGTACTATCTCGTCACACAACATCATGTTTATCCTTGACGGATTAGACATCCTGGTGCGGGAGTGGGTGCACTTACCAAAAATAAAAGCTTCATCTTCTGGAACGTGAATAAGAACCTCGCGAGGCACCCAATAATAAGCTTCGAACGCTAAGGAACCCACTACTAGGAACAGACCGGCCCACTTTAAGGCTCCTACAATAAAATCTCGCATAATTCTTTTTCTCCGTAATATTTCAGATCCCTTTCAATCAGACAAGGTCTGGCTTCCATCACCATGTTTAACTTTTTAGTAGTACTGAACGTCTGCTTAGAGGCATCCTTATCCAGGGCCACTACTCCCCTCTTAAACTTAGATACTAGATCAAACATTATATCGTCTGCCATGTAAACTCCTAGCAGGGCCACTGAATGGAACCCGTGCTGGGCTAGTTTTAAAGCCGATATGCTATCTTCAACTAGGACCACAGTATCCTTCGCCTTACACTTTGTCAAGGGGTAATAATAATTATAAAAAGGAACTTCAAAAGAATTCTTATAGGTTGCCTGAGCCTTTACATCGGTGGGCTTGTATTCAGGGAACCATTCTTCAGGACGGAACCCGTACTTGTCCAAAGAACGACGATCATACACCCTAAGGATGTGCCCTAAGTTTTCCTCTCTTACGTTCTTCACAGGAAAGACAACATGGTGCTCCGAAAACTTCCACCCGGCACGGTCTATAGAAGATGGCCACAACTGGAAGCAAGTACCAAAGAACCTGTAGTAGTCCACAGAAAGCCTTGACATAGGACCTTCATAAGGTCTTGATAACTTAGACTTCTTTCTTCCTTTATTAGAAAAACTAACGTGCCCGTCCCTTACCATACCTCCTCCGAGACTACAAGAAGCTCGGAAGCAATTGTAAACGAGGCCGTTAGTTACTCTGACCAGACCGAAGCTCAGCTCGTTGGAGTCTCCCCCGTTACAGTAGGGGCAAAGAATTCTTCCTGTTCTGTCCCCTTCTTCCGGTACATCGAGGCCCAACTCTAAGATTTTAATCTTTAGTTTATCGCTCAGTTTCATAGGATTGCCATCATAATAAAGGTACTGATCCCTACTCCCCCCAGATATACCATGTCTCCTAGTTCTTCGTATTCTTCAGGAAACTGTAGAGTTGTACTAAAGAGCAGTATCAGTAAGCAAATAGACACTAAGATAATTTTCATACTAATTAACCTACAAGTCCTGTTTTGTTGTATAACCTACTAGTCATTAGACCTCTTAATGACTCATATAAGATACATAAAGGGGTCTATTTCTTATCTTGTGCGTTACTTTTCATCCATATGCCACTCAGAAAATAGCCATTCGACGATCACGACGAGCATGACTACTAATACGCCCAGGCACGTCATTGGCCAAGCTGTCGACATGATCAACAGTTTCGCCGGGTGCTTGCCCGAGACTACTCCGTCCCAGCCCCAATCAGCGAACGATAGGACTAGCAGACTGATGAACGAGAATACTATGTAGCTGCCCATCACTTCCCGCCTCCCTGTTGTTCGTCGATGCGTTCTAGCTTTTCTGCCAATTCCCAGCCGATCTGTTGAACTGCTTTATTGATCGCGTGACCAGTTACATGGAGCCCCAATCGGTGGCACTTTTGTTCAATCCTTACTATATCTATGGATAGCTTGACGCCCTTTGTTCTCAATTCGTCTTGCCTATCACTCACAACTATCACCTTGTTCTATATCCTGTGACTCACAAGTATTACCTTGTTCGTCGGTGCGTTCGAACTTTTGCGTAGAAGCGAGGGCCACCCTATCTGCTAGCGCGGACATTAACTCACGAGCCATGGCCTTGTGTTCGCCCGTCAGCATGCGGTAGTCGGCGAGTAACGAATTTTCATCGTCAAACGGGTCTGGCCACCCCATGACCACATTGATCCCAACTCCTAAAGCGCCAGATATCTTTACTACCAGATCAACCGATGGTCTTGGGTGATGCTTGTTCTCAAGCTCCCAAACATAAGACTTGCTGGTCCCTGAAATGTCGGCCAACTGCTGCAGAGTCATGCCTTTACCTTTTCTCAAAAACTTCAATCTTTCACCAAAATGATTATCACTCACATCTTGTCTCCGGTTGGTTTGTCTCTTACGCAGGATGCATCCGCCCACCTACCAAGATTCACGCTCGTGTACGTTGGCTTTGAGGTGCTAAGCACAATTTCGTCGTCAGGGGCAAAGCTACCGCGCCCGGTGTCTTCTAGGTCTATTTCAGCGCCATACTTTTCCATTAGGTCAGCTAATTCAGAATAGAAATCCATCACTCAACCTCTCTTACTGTTACGCGGGTGCAGTGGTAGCCAAGGTCTTGTTTCTCTTGCCACGTGTGCTCGCTAGCTTGGCCGGAGAGATAATTGTTTATCGATAGCTGCTCTGTTACTCCAAAGCTCCAAACCGCGTAAACGTCTTGAGACCCAATACTCTTCGGGAACTTGACCACAAACATCGTTTGCTCCTCCATCACCCCACCTCGCCCGATTCTCTGAGCTGGGGCAGGAGCTTGAGCGGGTGTGGGGTGGAATACGGGAGATTCTCCTGGGTGACATCGAGGAACCCGTCACCACAAGGGAGGATGACGTAGAGCACTATTTGGAGAATGTGATTGACCCCTGCTTGCGCAAGCTCCTGCCCCAAGCTCTTTGTTAAGAGCTGTCGAGGCATCCAAGGATGCTCGGGTTTCGGATAGCTCGGCGGTTAGGCGGCCTAGTTCGTTTGCGGCATCTAAAAGCATCTCACTTCCAGATAGCCATAGACGGCTCAAGTTAAATTGACGAAACTCTCGCAACCGAGATGCCAATTCAGCAGTATCAATCGTCTCTTTAGTGGTCATTGGTTGCCCGCCAGTTTGTTGTACTTTTGCTCTAGATCATATAGGTCGGAACCTAGCCTCTGATTCTCCGCCTCAGCCTCTTGGAGTTTGGTTTTTAGCTCCAGGTAATCGACCATCTTTTCGTGAGCTTCGGTGTACGAATGCTCCAACTCATCCGCGTGCGACTTAAGCTCGGCATTTTCGGACTCCAGGTAGGTTGTGTGGTCTCGAAGTTTTTTGACCCAGGTGAACGTTATGCCCCCCTCCTTAGAGCCAAGGAGCAGCCCCAATTCCTCATCACTCAGTAGCTTGCCTTTAGTCATTGGTTCAGCAACGTTGCTGGGCATGGCGTCGTCCTTTTTTTCTCAGAGCCAGATAGATCCACCCCATTAATCTCTGCCCACCGCTCAATAAACTTAGATAGAGGCAGGTCAGCGGAAATGTACGGACGATGACGTTCGGGCAAGCAAGAATCATTAGGGTTCCAAACAATTCCTCCTCGTACCTTGTCTGTTACCCAAACTACTTCAGCTAATCTTGTTTTACTCATCGTCTGTATCTCTTATGGAACAATCGATGTAATTCCATATCACTCCATCTTCTACATCCATCCTTAGAAATTCTTCTGCTTGCTCCAAAGACTCAGCTTCTATCTCCCACTCGTGTCTTGCTCCAGAGAATCCCGTGTCCAGCACTGCTGTATATGTCTTCATCTATAACTCCCTTTTCCTACTCTTAGGAAGCATTCTAGCACATACAATCCTAAAATCAAGAAAAATATTCCTACGCCCCACAAGAAGCACTTCACTTTTTCTATCACGATCATCTTCTCTCATAAAAAAGGCCCCTTTTTAGAGGGGCCAAAGTAATTAATAAACACAAAAACTAGGAGTTGAACCGGTCTCACACACTCCTTTCTCAGTTAAAAATGTACTATAGCACCTCTTGAGGAGGAATGCAACCAATAAAATTTACGTGGTTTGTCCGCACGTTACGAATTCTATACTTGGTTGCCGCAGTCCCCCCTCCGTTCCTCATGAACTCCCACATCTCTTCGTAGGCCCTCTTTAGTGTGGTTCCCAAGCAGCAAGCATAGAAAGCCCCCTGGGGTTTGTGTTGGCGTTCCACCATGTATCCTTTCATTAGCACGAGTTCCTTTTATAACCTGTCTAGGATGAAGTCTAGCAGGTGCTCAGGGTTTACTCCTAATTCCTTAGCCCTGCTTTCTACCTCTTCAATTGACCATTTGAGCATGACTTCCGGGTCCGGATGGCTATTAAACCAATTTCTCATGCGCTGGGTATTACTAATCATTTTATTTGTTCTCCAGTTGTCTCAATACTTTTTTAGCGATGTGAGGGTTTGCTTCTACTTGATTTTTAACATTGTAGCATCGATTGCATAGTTTGGTACCCTCGTATTCAGTAGGAAGGCCACAAAGTGTGCAATCTACCCAGCTCAGGCCCC